CCGAGCAGGCCGGCGTCGACCATGCGCTGGAGCAGCGGCGGGGCCGCGTACAGCGGCTCCTTGTACTCGTAGTACTGCGGCCCGTTCCGGGTGTTTCCGCTGGTGGCTGTTCGATTGGGGCGGCGGGGGTGGGGGGAGGGCTGTGACGTGCTGCGTCACGCTAGCGGTTGGTTAGCAGTTGCGTGACGCTTCTGGATCTCTACGGGCGCCGGACGGTGACGTATCCTGTCGCACTTGGTGTGGATCTATACGGTCACCGCCCGAAGATCACCACGGGAAGCGGGGGATGGCCTGCGCCTTCACGAGTGGTGCGCGGTCGGCGTTCCCGGGTGGTAGGGCCAGCCGTAGCGGTGCGCGGCGACCTCCCGCTGGCGCTCCATCACGATCGTGCACGAGGGGCAGGCCTGGACGTCGATCGGGCCGCCGCCGGGGAGGAGCTGGCCGACGCGGGCGGTGGGGACATCGCTGCGGCGGCAGCGGAAGCACGAGTGGCCGTCGATCCACGTGTAGGAGGCGACGACCTCCTCCACGGGGGTGAAGGGCTGGGCTGAGTCGGTCATGGTGCCCCTGCGCGATTGTGTGTCCGATTGGGCTGCCTGGTGCACTAGTTGTGGTTCGTATGCAAGCTAGCCGCGTGAGGTTTGCATATGCCAGAGAGCCTACGGTCAGGCCCTCGCCGAAGAACCCCTGATCACCCACGATTGTGATCACGGGGTGTGATCTGCGGTTGCACGTTGCGTGTATTTCACAGCTAAATCTGCAGCTTCCCATGGTGGCGGAAACTGACGCATCGATGCTGCTGACTTAAGATCATGAAGCGGCAAGCGTGGACGCGTGCCCCGCCCCGACCTCCCGCCGCACATCCTGCGGCGCCGCCAACAAGTCGGGGACCGTGTGCGTGACCTGCGCAAACGCGCCGGACTCAGCCAAGAAGACCTCGCCGAACACGCCGGCGTCACCCGGTACACCGTCTACCGCACCGAGAACGCCACCTCAGCCGTGATGCTCGACGTCCTGTGGATGCTCGCCGACGCCCTCGGAGTGCACCCGAGAGAGTTACTTCCGGACGACCCCGCACCCAGAGAGTGAACATCAAGCGCAGGCAAAGCCGGTTGCGAAGCTGATCACCGCGCGCCCCTCATTCGCCCAGGTCCGCCCCCATTTGAGGTGATCACGACGCGTCGGAGCCCGGCACCGGATCGCGTCCCCAGTGCCGGGCTCCAGCCGTCTCCGCGTGCCTGCTGCCGGGGCCCGGCCACCGCACCGCCGCGGCACAGCACCGGGCCCCGGCCCCGACCCGCCGGACGCCACGGGGGACGGCGCCCGGCGGGGGCTCTATCCGGCGGCCCGCTTCCGGGCCTCGGCGACCTGCGCCAGGCGCTGGATCCCGCGCGGGCACGTCCGGTGCGCCACCAGCCAACCCCCGGGCCCGGACTGCGTCTCCCACGAACCGACGATGATGCCGTGCTCCCGATCCGCCCACTCCCGGCAGTTCACACACCGGCCGGCCGCGGGGGAGGCAGGCGGCCTGACTTCGTTGGCGCCGTTCATCGGGCGGTCTCCTCGGGGGCGGCGGGCTGGTTCTCGGGGTGGCAGTCGCAGGCGCAGTCGGGTGCGAGCCGCATCTGCTCGCCGTCGACGTCGTGCACGCCGGACCCGGCGCACATGCGGTGCGCCTCCGGCCATTCCAGGTCGGCGGCGGTGAAGCACGCGGGCGAGATCCACAGCCTGGTCGCGCTCATGCCCGCGCCCATTCCGGGTGCGCGTCGATGCGGTGCCACGTCAACCGGACCCGCGCCACCACGTGATCCCGTGCCGGCGTGCCCGGGTCCCGGGCCTCGGAGATCAGCCGGGCGCAGGTCGCGCACGGCGCCCCGCTCTTCCCGCCGATGGCCCGGCCGATGGCGGCCCGGGCTTTCCCCGCGAGCTGTTCCGCGCCGAGCGCAGGGCCCGTATCCTGGGCCATACCGACCACCCCATTTGGTCGCACCGCCCCCGCAGGCCAGGCCCGGCCGCGGGGGCGTTCGTTTGTCTGCTGCCTCCTACAGTAGAGGTGACGTCACCTCTCGTCACCTCCCGAGAGCGGACGTCCCTGGACGAGCGGGGTCGTCACCCCGCTCGTAGCGTCGAGATCATGGAGGCTGACGCGCGCTACCAGTACGAGCGGATCGCAGACGACATCGCACAGCAGGTCGCCGACGGGCGCCTGCAACCGGGCGCGCGCCTGCCCAACCGCGACGAACTCGCAGCCCAGTACGGCGTCTCCCACAAGACGTCCGGCCGGGCGGTGCGGCTACTCGCCGAACGCGGCATCGTCGCCGTCCGCAAAACCGGCACCATCATCCTCGGCACCCCGCAGCCGGCGCCGGAGCCAGCCGGGGACGAGATCGAACAGCCCGAGGAGTAGCGGGCACCCCACGCGTCCACGGCGCGGCGTCGACGTTTCGAGAGCTCAATCCGATCCGGTCCTGAACCCGCCTGACGAGGCCTGAACCCGGCCCGAACCCCGCGTCACCAGACGCCACCGGTGCCAGTCTGGATCCCTCACCCAGGGGGGATCGATGAACCACCGCACCACCGCCGGCGTGCTGCTCGCCGTCGTCCTGGCCGCCGTCGCGGGCTGCCAGGACTACACCACCGCCGCGAGCCCATCCGCTCCCGCCGCCACGGCGCCGTCAGCAGCTGCGGCGGCCGAGCTCGTGACGCTGCACGGCAGCACGTCGAGCGACGGCGTGACGATGAGCGTGACCGCAACACCCGGGACACCGGACGACTACGGCAACGTCACCTACAACGCCACCGTCGAGTTCCGGAACACCACCAAAGAGCCGGTGGACGTGTCTGCCGGGTTCGAGGTGCAGACCGCGGACGGGTACGGCGGCGGCGTGGGCGCGGTCGACGCCAGCGACATCCGGGCCGGCGGCACGGCGACGGAGTCGACCACGGTGACGTTCTCCGACGCCACCGGCCAGTCGACGCACCTCGCGGACCTCCACGTGTACGTGGAGCCCACGATCGCGGGGGACACCGCGCCCGCCACCAGCAGCGGCAGCAGCAGCGGCAGTTCCCGCCCGCACCTGCACGTCTGCGCCGGCACCCGCCACATCCACCTGTGTTCCTGACGGATCGGCATAGTCCACGCCTGGTCAGCGGCGTGATACGGCTGTGACCCGTGGGATCATGGTGGTATGCCCGACGACCCCGCTGCGCTGCGCCGTGACCTCGACCAAGCGCAAGCCGCGATCGCCGACCTCACCCAGCGCGTCCGCAACCAGTGGACCCCCGAGGCATCCGCCGAACTCCAGCGGCTCCGAGGCCAGTACGTCGCCGCGTTCGTCGCCTGGCGCCGCGCTGTGCGCGAGGCGGACGCCGACCGGGAGGGCGAACCACTGGCCGCCGCAGCCTGACCCGGGAACAGCAAGAGCGCCCCACCCCGCGAAGGGGTGGGGCGCTCAATCCCGGCCCGGGATAGCTGCCTGGCTAGGGCCACCGGGCCGAGTCATCTCCGCAATGAACCCAGCATGCCACGCTCCGCAGCCCGGGCACAGCAGAACGGCCCCACCCGCACGATGGCGGGTGGGGCCGAACGCTGTTGTCTCCGGGGGCCTCTAACCCCGCGCGGACTCATGGCCCCCAGGTCGGGGCGCCGCCATCGGGAGGGTCCGGTCACCCGGTCCCGGCTGATCCCGGCAGACAACACGGTGGCTGGCTGCCCAAGAGCAGCCTAGCCGCCGGGCTACGGCTGGGTGCCGTTGACGGTGACGTCCACGTGCACCACATCCGCCGCCAGAGCCTGCGCGATCGCCGCCGGGGTGAGGGCGGCCAGGGCCTTGGTGATCGCGGTGACCTGCGAGGTCAGCGCCTGCACCTGCGCCTCCAGCGCCGCCACGGTCGTGCTCACCGCCGCAACCGACTTGGCGGCGGCCGTCGCCTGCGCCGCAGCGGTCGCGGACTGGGTCGCGGTGTCGATCAGCCGCTGATGCATGTCCACCTCGGCTGGCTTCGCCGAGGGGTTCTTGTACGCCCACACCGTCTGGGCGTCGGCGGGGGTCAGGGGCATGTCGGCCTCCGGGTTGATGAGGGCGGCCAGGTCGGCGGCCGTCCCGTGGAAGATCGAGGCATCGCAGGCGGATGCGATGCCGGGGAAAGAACGGGTGTCGGTGTACTGCCACAGCTCGTGCGGCACCGCGGTGGGCTCTGTGCCGCCGTAGGCGGCGATCCACGTCCGCGAGGACGGCAGCCGGGCGGCGGCCAGGTTGTGCGACTGCCAGAAGTACTCACCCGAGTACGCCCAGTCGACGCCGCCGAGCCGGCGGGCGACCACCGCCATCCACGCCTCCAGGCGGCCGGACTGGTCGCCGTCGCCTTCCTCCAGGTCGCAGATGGGCCATTCGCCCGGCTCCAGCGTGCCGATCAGGTCGCAGAACTCGTTGGCCTGGGTCGCGGCGTCGCGGTCCTTGACGAGGTACTGGTACAGGCCGCGCAGGTAGGCACCCGCCGCCTTGGCCCCGGCCCGGTTGGCGGTGGCGTACTCGTCCGCGCGGCGCCCGTTGTGCATCCGGATGATGACGGCCGGATAGGCGGCGGCCACCAGCTTCGCCCAGTCAATCTTCCCTTGGAACTCGGAGACGTCCGGCAGGACGATCGAGATGCCCGCCCCGGAGGTAGTCGCGCTCACGGGGCCTACTTCTTGAGCCGGTTGAGGTCGGCGGTCAGCGCGTCGATGGCGAGGCCGTGCCCGTCGCCGGCCGCGAGCTCGCCAGTGAGGACGGCCCAGGCTTCGTCGGCCATGTAGTGCCACGCGGAGTACGCGATCGGCTGGACCTTGCCCCAGGTCACCACGTACAGGTACTGCGAGTCGTAGCCGACGATCGGCACGCAGTGCCCACCGGCGGCAGGGGAGTCGAGGGACTCCAGCGTCCACGGCTGCCCGTCGGCGAAGTCGGTCTCCATCTGCTCGGTGACGGTGATGCCGGTGTAGGCGGCGTCGTAGGCCCACACCGCGAACTGCAGCGTCGGCACGTCCCGAACGGCGACGGGGGCGTAGGCCGTGACCTTGTGCCCGTAGTAGCCGTGCTGGCGGACGTAGGCCAGGTAGTCGGAGAGGACGACGCCGGAGTCCTTGCCGCCGGTGTAGTGCAGGTAGTAGTCGACGCACTGCTGCTCGGTCGGGAACTTCTCCGTCAGCTTGGTGTCGGCGGCGTCGGCCATGAACTGGTGCTGCAGCCCGGCGACGCCGCAGTCGCCGTACTTCGAGTTCCCAAGGATCCCCCAGTCGGCGATCGCCGCGACCGCGGCGGAGGCGGGGGCCTTCGGGAGGCGGCCGGGGGCGTAGTGGGTGAGGTCGTGCAGGCCGACCGGGACCTGTCCGGGGAGACGGCCGTACATGAGCTGAGACAACAGGGCCTCCGAGGGTGAGCATGAGAAAACCCCCGGGCCGGGGCGGCGCGGGGGCGGTGGACGGTTGGTCAGTTCGCGGGCTCGGCAGGCGCCGGCTCGTCGCGGTGCCGCCAGGGCCGGAGGGCGTCGTCGGGGAGTTCGCCGTGGACGTGGAACCGGTGGAGCTCTTCGACCTGCCGGCCGATCGCGTCGAGGCGGGCGCGGTGCTCCAGGTGCCGGGCGTGAGCCTCTTGGGCGCGGGCTTCGTGTTCGCCGTCGATGCGGCGTCGGATCAGCAGGTGGTGCGTGATCAGCGCCGGGGTGCCCCAGATGACGGACGCGGCCAAGTTGGGCCAGATCGCCCCGAACTGGGCGACCAGCAGCCACACCGACACCCCGACGGCCGCCGCGGCGAGCACCGCCCAGCGGGCCCGGGTCACCGCTTCACCTCCACGCCTAGCTGCACGCACACATCCGCGACCAAGGTCAGCCCCACCGTGCACCGCCGCGACGGCGACGGGGACGGCGACGGGCTGGGGGAGGAGCTGGTAGCCGGCGGCGTCGGGGACGCTGATGCGGTCGGCCGCGGCCACGCCGACCGAGGCGCGGGCGCCGGCCCCGACGACGCGGACGGCGTCGGCAAGGCGCTCGCAGGGTAGTTCGCGACCAGCACCGGGATCAGCGACGCGGTAGGCGACGCCGCAGCGGATACGGCGACAGCCGGAGACGACGGCGCGGGCGACGGCGAACTGCCCGTGCCGGTGGTCGCCGACGGAGCCGGGCCGGCCGGTGCCGCCGACACCGACGGCGATGGCCCCGCCAACTCCGGCACCCCACCGCCGCCGGGGTGGACGAGGACTGCCGCCGCCGTCACGGCTGCGACCGTCACTGCTGAGGGGATCGCTACCTGTCCCGCGCGGTGTGCCCACGCGCTGTGCACCCATCCCGGCACCCGTCCTCAGCTCCCTTTCGTCCAGATCGTCACGAGGATCGCCCCGACCGCGATCACGGCCTGCAGCAGCCCGGTGAGGATGATCGTCTGCCAGTGGCGGCGCCCGGTGTCCTCGTGCTGCGCTGACTCCCGCACGTGCTGCGCGAAGTCCCGGCGCAACTCCGACACGTCGCTCTGCGCCTCCGCCAGCTCGGCCTTGAGCCCGGCGAAGCGGTAGTCGGTGCTGCGCTGATCCGCCGCGTAGGCATCCCGGCTGACTAGCCCCTGCACCAAGATCCGCAAGTCGTCCAGGCGGCGCCCCAGCTCAGCATTCGACGGGTCATCCGACACGCGCACCGCCCCTCACATCGAGGAAGACCCGGGCTACTGGAAAGCGATCGGGTCCATCGTCGCGTTAGCCAACCTAGAGTCATAGGTGATGGCCTGCTTGGTTACCATGATCTCGGTGCCCGTCGGCCACGCGCAGCCCTTCAACGCGGTGATGATTTCCACCGCGAGGTCATCGGTCATGCCGTCGCCAGCCTCCAAGTTCCCCAGCCACTGCGTCATCGCATTCGGGAGCTGCACGAGAAACTGGTAAATGGTGTCCGTCGAGATGTTTGCCACGACGCCCCCTTAGGCGTGGATGAATCGGGCTGAGAATTCGGCTGTGACTCCGCCTGTAGAGGACAACGAGAGAGGATTCCCGCTGTTCTGATAGGTCCACATCCAGATCGTGTCACCCGCGTTGAGCTGGACTCGCGCCGACGACCGTACCGACACCAGGCCGGGGCCGCCCGAAGTCCACGTCTCCGACCCGGTCATGGTCGAGCCGCTCGTGTTCAGGCTGAATGCGAGCGCCCGGGACCCGGCCGAGCTGGCCGCGAAATTCTCGAAACCATCGATCTGATACCATCCGGCGACGGGAACCGTCCATGCATTCGTGGACGAATTCCAGCCGCCATAGGGGTCTAGGACGAGGGTTTCCAGGGGAACGGTCAGGTACGGCGAGATACCGCCACTGGGGACGCTGGTTCCCGTATTCGACCGGGCGAGGAACATCGGCGGGTTCAACGCGAACGTGATCGCGTTGACGAGGACGTTCCACGCCGCGCTGGTGATGTAGTTGCCGGGTACCTCGGTCGAAAGGACGGGCAGCGGAAGACCGGTCAATTCCGTCTCCTAGTACGCGAATACGCAGTTGTCGAACTGGGTTCCGGCGTCCCACACGGCCGGGTTGGTGATCCCGGCGGGGAGCGGCTCGCACACCACGTCACCCACCGCATGCGCCTTCGTGGTGGCGGCGGTGAGAGTGAGGACGCAGCTCGACCAGCCGCTCGCGGTGGCGGCCACGTTCTTGACGGTGACGGTCTCGGCATTGGCGGTGCCCTGCCCGAGGACGAGTTGCTGGCCGGCGCCGATCTGCGCGGCGGCCGGATTCGCTGTGTCCTGCCCGGGGTTGATGGTGACCGTCGTCGCCCCGGCGCTCACTGCCGCGCGCAGCGTGGTGTGGAAGCTCGCGAACGGCACGTAGGGGGAGAGGTCGACGGGGGAGCACTGGAGCGTCAGGGTCGCTTCGCCCGCGTCGGTGAACGACCAGGCCAGGTTCTCGACGAAGCAGTCGACCTGCGCGGTCGACGCGGCGCTGCGGCGCATGACCCGCACCCGCATCCCCAACTCCAGCGAGAGGCAGACAGGCCACATCTGCGGGTACGCCGACGGGTGCAGCGTCAGGGAGCTCACACGCGTCGCCGGGTCCCGGTACCGCCCGAGGAGGTAGTTCGCGGCGTCCTGGCACTCCGACGGGTCGCCGGAGTTGATCGACCGCGCCATGCTGCGGGGGAAGTAGAGGTTCTGCGACGAGGTGTCCTGCGCCGCGAACACCTGCCCCGTGCTGGTCTGAGTGACCGCGACGACGTTCGCGAGGTGGGTGGAGTCGTAGTCCAGCTCGCAGGCCTCATACGGCCACTCACCCAGATCCGCCCGCTCCCCGAACACATACGTGGGGGTGAGGGCGTTGTAGCGGGCCGTCCGGGCCCGGAACGTCATCGTCCCGGAGGCGTCGGCGAAGTGCTCCCCGTTCTCCGTCGTCACCACAGCCTGCAACGCACTGAGGGCATCCGTGCCCGCCAGATCCGACGCCGGACCCATGTTGGTGGTCGACCCGGTCTGCACGTTCTGCGGACCGGTGTAGCCGGCGTACCGCAGGATCCGCTGATACCGCGCCCCCGACGACTCCCCCGCACAGGCGTTCCGCCACGCCGCATACAACTCAGCGATATCCGACGACGACAGGTACGACGGCCACTCAGTGACGAACGCGAGATCACCCTGGTAGTTCCAGGCCGCGTCATTGCCGGTGGACGGGTCGATCCACGCCCCGACCGAGTCAGCGTTGATCGCCGTCGGCAACGTCGCCGTGTTCACCCCGCCCCAGAACGCGCACTGCCCGTCGATGCTCGCCGTCAGCTCGTTCTTCGACGCCGAATACCCGAACGTGAGCAAGTGCCAGTTCTTGTCCATCACGCTCGTGGACCCGAACTCGAATCCCGTGTTCAGGCCGCTGGGCCCGCCGAGAGCAACCTCTACCCGGCCGCCGTCGTTGACGCACCACTGGAAAAACGACCCGTAGCCCTTCGCGTTGTCCATCGCCGTCCAGAACACCGCGCTGTTTCCCGATGTCGGCGTCGGCTCCGTGTACCGGATCGCGATCGCCCGCGTCCATGTCCCTCCGAATCCTCCGGTGGGCCCGTGGATGCCTGCCTGGTACAGCGACAGGTACGTCGCCGGCGCGTACAGATCTGCGGCGGGGCTTGGGTTGGCGATGGTCGCGACGGTGCCGCTGCTGCCGGTGAACACCCCGTTTGCGGGGTCGGCGGCGGTGATGTCCGTCCCGAACGACCACGAGCCAGCTCCGAGTTTCGCGGTCGAGAGCGGCGCGGGCCCGTTGTTGCCGGTCTGGTCCGCGGCGGACGCGGACCCGTCGGGGTCGTCGAGGCGGTACAGGAACCGAGGCTGGTGCGCGGTCAGCGACTCGGTCAGCGGGTCGGAGAGTTGGACCTGCGACAGCAGGGAGAGGGCGTCCACGCACGTGGGCGTGATCTGTCCCCAGGTGCCGGAGAGTTGCCATGAGGACGGCCACCGCTCCACATACCCCGCGTACACCGGGTACCACACGCCGGGGCAGCACCACGCCGATGCCGTGCTGGCGTGTTCGACCTGCCAGCCGTCGACCTGGATCGTGCACGCCGCCGCCGGTGTGGCCGTGCGGTAAAGGCCCACGTCCATGACGGCCGCGTTCGCAGGTGCGGTCGCGGTGACCGTCAAAGTGGTCCAGGCGGTAGCGGCGCCGGTGAGCGTGGCAGCGGCACCGGACTGGATCGAGCCGATCCGGGCGCCGGTCGCGTCGAGCCACGCGATGTATGCGGCAACGGGGAGGCTGGTGGACGCGGTGATGTTCCGCGCGCGGATCTGCTGCGTGACCGCCGTACCGGGCAGCACGTCGACCTGCGGGGTCCACACCACGGAGTTGTTGCCGTTGGGGGAGGTGATGGGCACCGCGAACTGCATGACCGTGGAGCCCTGCCACGCCGTGCTGCTGGTGACGAACTGCCCGCCGGAGACGTCGAGGTCGGAGAAGATCGACGGCCCGTTGTTGCCGGTGTTGATCGTGCCGAGGGGCTGCCCGCCGAGGTCTCCGGCGGTGGCCTGCACCTGTGTCAGCAGGTTCCGTGTGGGCGGCCACTGCGCGCGGACCCGCACGGGCTGGTAGGGCTGGATGTGCCCTGCCCACGGCCCGGCGGTGTTGGTGGGGTCGAGGGCGCTGTCGCGGTTGTCGAGGGTGAGGTCCAGCGTCCCGGACTGCGGCTGATCCAGCTCGTACTGCCGGCCCCGAGCCACAGCGGTGGTGCCGCGGGTGCGGGGGGCGATGTCGACGTAGCGGTCCAGCGGGGAGTCGCCGCCGTTGGCCCACCACCGCGCGCCCCACCCGACCTCCATCACGGGCCAGTTGGGGTTCGCCGGCCCGCCTGCGGTGGTGTTGACGTGCGCCACGGTCGCCACCAGCCCGGCGGTCTGGGCGACGACCGTCCCGGTCTGGAACGCGACGGACACGGCGGTCGCCGACCAGGTGTAGGCGGCGGTCGCCTGCGTGGTCCAGCTCAGGCCGTCCACCGAGGTTGCCGCAGCCCACGTCCCGCCGGTTTCCGAGAGTCGCCACCACCGGTGCTGGTGCGGATCGTAGGACGGCAGCGTCGCGGCGAGCGTCCACGTCCCGCCGGTTTGCACGTAGAGCTGGAGGCTCGTGCCGGTGAGCTGGAGCTGCACCGCGTTGCCGGTGATGCCCGTGACCTTCATGTACGTGGTGATCTGCCCCGCGCCGTACCCGGGTGGGGTGATCTGCGCGGACAGGGCGGACCCGGTCGCGTCCCACGGGCCGCCCGCGCCGAGCGTGACGTAGGCGCCTGCGGTGGTGGCGACGGGGATCACCGCGAGGTCGTTGACGGTGTCGACGGTGACCGTGCCGCCCGACACCTGGTTCCACACCGCCGTGTTCAGCGAGGAGCCGGTGAAGGCGTCCTGCAACGCGGAGAGCTTCGCCACCGGGCCTCCTAGCGCTTGTACGGCTGGTAGGTGGTGGACCGGCGGGCGCCCTTGCGGAGCATCCCCTGCTCCACCACATCCACGAGCTGCCGCTCCGTCAGCACATGGCCCTGCACGGTGATGTTCACGACCGGCGCCAGAGCCCCGCCGCCCGCGCTCGCGCCGGCGGACGGGACCACGGCGGACGCGCCTGCCGGGCCGGCGCCCCAGGCGACCTGACCGCCGAGGATCCCCACCGCCTCCGCCGCGACCGCACGCGCCTGACCCCGCTTCGACCCCGACAGGGGGATGTACGCCTCCGGCCCGGCCTCACCCCACAGGATCGGGTGATCCGTGAATCCCGCAGGCCTGTTGAGCAGCCCGTAGGCGGCCTTCCGCATACCGGGGACGTGGATGCCGCCTTGCGCGTAGCTGTAGCCGTTCGTCGACGTGTACGTGCCGGAGCTGGAGACGGTGCCTTCGTTGACGCCCCGGTAGTAGATCGTCACCGTCTTGCCTTTGATCCCCGAGATGGCCTTCTCCGCCGCCTTCACCTGCGCGCTGAGCTGGGAGATGTCGGCCTTCAGCACGGCCTTCTTCGACGACGGCGCGCCCTTGAGCTGCGCGGAGGCGGTCTTGATCTGGGCCTGCCACTGGGAGATCTGCGCGGTGAGGATCGCGACTTTCTTCGACGGCGCCGACACCAACTCGGTCTTCGCCGTCGCGATGCCCATCTGCCACTTCGAGATGTCCGCCGTCAGCTTGGCCTGCTTACTCATCGGAGCCGTCTTCAGCTCCTTTTGAGCCTCCGCCACCTTCTTCTGCAGGTCCGAGATGTCGCCCTCGATCTTCAACTTCGAGGGAACCTTCTCAAGAGCGGCCTGCCACTGGTCGACCTTCTTCGACGCCGCGTCCAAGTTCTTGTCCACGGACGTCTTGAACCCGTCGAAGTCCTTCGCGGCGGTCTTCAGCTTCCCGCCCAGCCCCGGCACCCACCCGAATGCCTTAGCCGCGGCGTCGAGCATCCCGCCGACGAACGTCATGAACGTGTCGTTGACGACCTTGATTGCCGGGATGGCGACCTTCACCAGGTCCAGGAACCCGTCGGCCGACTCCGAGCCGATCAACTCCACGGCCTTCCGGAACGTCTCCGAGTGCTCCCACAGCTCATACACCGCAACCGACATCGCGGTGACGCCCATCACGAACGCCCCGACCGGGTTGGCGTCGAGGACGACATCGAGAGCGGTCTGCGCCAGCGTCCACGCCTTGATTCCGGTCACGACATACGGCAGGACCGTGGCGATGTCCTCCAGGACCGGCGCCGGGATTTTCGAAATCCCGTCCGCCATGATCCCGAACACCTTGAACTCGGACGCGGTGAACCCGCCCATGCTCGTCCCGAGATGCCCCGCCGCGTCGGCGATCTTCTTCAAATCGTCGGCGATCCCCGGCCCGTTCGACTTCATCTGCTGCATGAAGTCCTTGAAGCTGCTCGAACTGCCGAGCTGCTGGCCCCACTTCTCAAACTTGCCCGTGATCTTGTCCAGGCCGGCAGTGATCTGCGGCGTGTACGGCAGGAACGCGTCCACGATCCCGCCGATGCCGGTCGCGACGTTCTTCGCCGCAGTCAGCAGATGCGCAAGGTCCGTGCCCGCGAACTTCTGCACGTCCTGCCCGAGCTTGGAGAACGTCGCGCCGGCGCCGCCGTCGCCGAGGTGGTCGAGGAAGTCCTTGAACACCCCCGACGCGGTCTTCACCAGCCCGGACGTCTTCGGCAGCAGCCCGTCGAGCTTGTCCAGCGCCTCGGTGAACACCGGCATGGTGCTGCCCGCGAGCCTGTCGGACCACGACTGGTAGTCCGTCTTGAGCTTGAGGAACGCCAAGGCGGTCTGCTGCGTCGCCGGGGGCAGCCCGGCGAGCTGCTGCTTGTACGCCGCCGTCGCATCCGCCGACGCCCGCGCGGCGGTCTTCGCCGCCGACAGGGCAGCCGTATAGTCCTTCCCGCCCTTGGACGCGAGGGCCTGCGCCTCCGCCTGCTTCCTGGTCGCGGTCTCCTGCGCGGTGACGGCCTTCGTCGCCGCATCCGACGCCGCACTGATCCCGGTGAACTGCGCCTTCGCCGCCAGCCCGAACACACCCACCGACACACCAGCCGCAGCCACCGCCGCCGCGAGACCACCAGCCGCCTGACCGGCGCCGGCCATGCCCGCGGCGACGGCCTGGAGCGCCGGGTTGGACGCGACCGCAATCAACCCGCTGTTGATCTTGTCGAGTTGGGACTTGAGGGCATTGTTCTTGTCGACGATGAACCTGATCCGCGCCGTGCGGGTCTTCGCGAGCTCGTCCGCCTCAGCCTTGACCTTGTCCCACGACGCGCCATCAGCCTCCGCCCGAACGGGCACGGTGGCCTTCATCCGCTTCGCGTCGGCCTCGACCTTGTCCATCACCGCCTTCGCCGGGCCGGCGTCGGCGGTGACGGCGATCCGCGCGTCGAGGCGGCCGACACTCGCAGCGAACTCACGGATCCGCGCCTTCGCCGAGTCCAGGGCACGGGCGAGGGACTCGTCCCGGCCGGTGATCTCCACGATCATCGGCGGCAGGTAGTCAGCCACACCAACCCCCTTACAGGGCGGATCGCCAGGCGTCCGCGAACGTGCGACTGATACGGCCCCGCACCAGTCGGTAGGCGGGCCGCAGGTAAGGGCGCGGTGGGAGACGGGTGCGGTGCCCGGCGCCGGTGACCCCGCCGAGCTCCTGGATCCGCGCGTACACGGCGGTCGGCCCCAGCCGGCCAGTCACGGAGCCGCCCGAGTCGATCGGGCCGGTAGGGGACAGCGACCCGAGGAGATGCCCCGTCACCCGCGATGGCGGCGCGCCCGGAGGTGACGGCGTCGGGGTGCCCGGCGGGTGGGAGGTGAGTGACAGCAGCACCTGAGTCTGCTCGTGGACCTGGCCCATCGCGGTCGTCACAGCCCGCCGCGTCGCCTGGTGCACGCGCCGCTTGACCTGGTCGAGGGCAGCGGCGAGGTCGTCGGCGCCGGTCACCTGGAGGTTGATGTCGCCCACCGGGTCACCTCCGGCTGGCCTCGGCGAGATTCGCGCGGGCCTCTTCCAAGGCACGGGCATACACCGGCAACTGCTGCATGATCCACGCCGGTTGCGCGTCCACCTGCTCCGGGGTCCAGTGGTAGCGCTCAGCGAACCACCCGTACCGCCACGCCATGTCCTCCAGTGGCGTGCGCGGGTGCGGGCCGGGGATGGGCCTACCTTCCAGGGCGGCTACGACCCGGCGGTAGGCCCGGTAGGGGACGCCGGATCGGCGACGGCGGCGGCGTGCTCGTCGGGGGTGGCGGGGTCGACGGGGGCGGGGAAGATCCGGGCGATCGCGGGCTCGACGAGCTCGCACAGCCGGTTGTAGTCCTCGATCTCCAGCATCCGCAGCACCCCCGCATCCACCTGCGGCAGCGGCAGCGGGGTGGGGAGCTGCCAGTTGGTGACGAGGGCGGTGATCAGGGCGTTGCGGACCGCGCGGAACCGGACGGCGCCGCTGCTGTCGTCGGGCAGCGAGTCCATGACGTCCATGGCGTCCCCGGCCCGCAGCTCGCTCGGGTCACGGAGTTCCGCCCAGGAGCCGGGAGAAGCGAGTGCGTGACGCTCAGACATGAGAGTCGTCCTTCCGGGAGGGCTGGAGGGCTGGTGCTGTCCCGGGCGCCCTCCAACGACCCGGGACAGCAGACAGAGAGGCTCAGAACGAGCCGGGGGGGATGGAGCAGGTGATGGACACCTTGATCGGCGACATGCCGCCGGAGCCGCCGGCGTTGGTGGTGTTGAAGACGGCCTCGAACGACGTCTGGTAGGCCACCGCGGCGTTGCCCGTGTCTGGCGCCGAGGCGGTGAAGGCGCACTGCTGCATGTCGATCTGCACCGTGATCGCCGCCGCGCCCGCCAGGCCGTTGCTGGTGACGATCTGCACGGACGGCTGGGTGTTGTTGAGCATGTACAGCAGCGCCGACTCGTCCGAGACGGCACCGAAGTTGAGCTTGCCGGCGACGGACAGGCCGCCGCGCTGGATGATGTACGGCGTCTGCACCCCGGTCGTGGTGAAGACGTTCTGGAGCTCGCGGGTCAGGTCGACTTCGCCGTCGGTGACGGTTTGGACGAGGGTGCCGCCGCTCGCGGGGCCGCCGATGCCGATCTTGGTGCGCCACGACGCCACCGGCAGCACCGTGCTGGGGTTAGCGGTCGGCGCCACGCTCGCCGGGACTGACGGCCACGACGTGCCCTGCCCCGTCCACGCCAGCAGATCCGATTCCGCGTTGAAGGTGAAGTTGCACTGCGACAGGCAGAACCCGGGGTAGGCGCGGGCACCGACGCTCGCGGTCGGCCCGAGGGCGTGCGTCAGGGTGTGCGACACCGGCTGCCCGCCACCGCTGTTGAGCAGCGACCAGGCGTAGGTGAACGGGCCCGTGCCCTGCACCGGCGTCACCGCCTGCGCGGAGGCGTGCGCGAATGCCAGGCCGCCGGCCGGGGTGGTGAGGGGGATCGTGTACGGGCCCGACCCGGACGGCGTGCCGGTCGTGAACACCTCGCTGGTGGCGCCGGTGCCGATCTGCACCATCGTGCCCGCCGGGATGGTGGCGGCGGTGCTGATGCTCGTCGCACCCGCCGCCGCCGCGCTCGACAGCGTGGTCGCACCGGTGCCCGTCGGAGTGCCGGTGACAGAGAGGTCGCCGAGGATGTTCCGCAGCCACCAGCCCATCGTGTCCCCGTACACCGGCCCGCCCAGCGACACCGAGGCGGTGGCGACGCCCTGGATCTGCGCGAAGCTGTCGGTGCCCATGCTGCCGCGCCAGCTCTGGTCCTTGAGGAACGTCGGCTGGTCAGCGGGCGTGAACGAGGAGAGGAGCTGTGTCGCGGTCATCGCCACAGGCGTGCCCTGCGACACCTCCTGCGCGATGCCGACGAACTGCTTACTGGACGCGTAGGTCGCAACCACGCTTCACCCCTCCACACTGACGGCCGCGTTGTCGGGGCCCTGGTTCGGCTTCTTCCTGCTAGTGGCCCAACGCCCGTCTGCCGGGGCGCCGTCGGGCCACGCGAACACCGTCGCCGGACCGTCCTCCGTCGCGGGCCGGGCGGTGAGGGGGACATGCAGGTACACGGTCGGAACCGCACCCACGTACTCGAACACCCCACCCGCCTCCGGCTCCGGGGCGTCGGCCGGCGCAGCGGGTTCGGGCGGGGCCGTCTTGCTCGGCATCCTCAGGTCTCCTCAGGCTTGGACGATCTCGACAGCGGTGAAACTGACCTGCAAGAACGACTTCGTCAGCTCGTCCTTCGTCTCCGGCTGGCCGTAGTCGACGTCGATCGAGCCCGTGCCGCCGTCCACGTGCTCCCCCGCCTCGAATACCGCGCCGCCGAGCGTGCGGTCCTGCCGCATCCAGTCGACGATCGCGTCCTCCAGGGCGAAAACGTCGTCCTGCGCGTCCTCCGCGTGCTTGCTCCGCGAGCGGATGAAGCAGCACAACTGAACGTCGTACAAGACGGTCTTGTGGCCGCCGTGCGCGCCACCGAGCGCCAGCCGCGACTCAGAACGGCGCGGGATGAACACGACGATCTGGCAGCCGGTGCGGGACCCGGGAGCCTGGCCGACGAAGTAGTCGGCGTGATCATCCCTCTTCGCCCAGGCCCGTCGCACGACCCCGACCATGGGGATGGGAGAGGCCCGGTAGGTGCGGGTCGCATCGTCATACGGGCCGCCGAAGTACCGGCAAATCCCGTCGATCACATCAGCCGTACCCACCACGCACCCCCTGGAGTTCAGTCGAAGCGCGGGACGTACACGACCAGGTGTGCCACCATGCCCACACACCACCTACACACCCGGGGGGACGCCGTGGCCACGCCCTACTACGGCAACCAGCAACCGCAACCACACCAAGTGCCCTACGGGCAGCAACCGCCCGCCGACCAGGCGCCCGGACCGCTGACGGTGCGGGGCCACAACGGCACCGTGATCTTCGACGGGCAGTGGGTCACCATCGCCCGCACCGGGTTCCTCGCCCGCGCCAGCGTCGGCAAAGGCGAGAAACGCCTGCACATCTCGCAGATCACCGCCGTCCAGGTGAAACCGGCCGGCCCGGTGATGAACGGGTTCATCCAGTTCACCGTCCCCGGCGGCGTCGAAGTCCGCTCCCAACGCGGCAGCCAAACCCGCACCGCCGCCCACGACGAAAACAGCGTGATCTTCACCTACCAGCAGCGCGCCGTGTTCGAGCAGCTCCGGCAGGCCATCGAGCAAGGCATCGCCGCCGCCCACATGCCCCAGCAGGCCTACGCCCCGCCGCCTCAGGCGCCGTCACCGACCGAGGAGATCGGTCGACTCCACCAGCTCCTCCAAGCCGGCGCCCTGACCGAGGCGGAGTTCCAGCACGCCAAGAACCGGATCCTCGGGCTCTAACGAACCCGCCGGTACGGCGCGAGCAGCCTCTGCGCCTCCGCGACCAGACCGGACCCGTCACGGCGCGGGTCCGTCTGCCGCGTCCCCGACGCCAGGCTCGTATCCGGGTAAGCGTCCTCGCTGGCGGTGTCCGGCCGCATCAACTGCGAAATCGCGTAGTTGATGACCGCGAGCCGCATCTCCGCAGGCATGCCCGACAACCCCGCGCCCGCACCGTGCTCCGACCCGAGCGGGACGGCCAGCGGAACGACTGGTCCGGCCGTGTAGGTGCCGGCGACGGTGACGCACTCCTCGACGCCGGGCTCCCACAGCCGCAGCACCGAGCCCGGCAGGATCCCCGCCGGGTCCACCACCGTGATCGAGCCGGCCCCGGACGACACGGGCTCGGCGAGCGCCGTGGACACCCACCCGGCGGTGTACGTCGCCGTCACGAACAACTCCCCGCCCGCCGCGGGGGCACCGAACTGCAGGCTCCCCGACCACGGGCCACCAGCAGCCAGCGGCACCATGATCTGCCGGGCGTCCTCGATCCACGCCCCGGACAGATCCCCAAGCGACGTCATCGCCGTCGGCGTCCACCCGTATGCGAACCCCGTGAGGGCGAGGACGGGGTTGTGGTCGGCGTGGAGGCTGACCATGCCGAACCGGTCACAGCGGGCCCTCGTGCGCTGCACCATCTCGTGCGCGCCGAGCGGCTGATTGCACCAGCCGTCCGCCCACGCCGACGCCATCAGCAGCACGTTCGACAGCTCATCCGTCTGCGCCGCCGGATCCGTGACACCGGACCGGAGATCGTCCAGGTCGAGATAGGTGGGGTGCGCCTGGAACTCCGCAGTGGTCACGTAGGGGGCCGTGGGCACGGGCACACCTCCAACTCGACGCTCAGATCAGCGGGTCCAGGAACCGTGCTCGCAGCCGACAGCGGGAGACCCTTCCGGCCAGCCAGCGGGGAAGCACATCGGGCACGGGACCTCGACGCCTGGAGCTTCGGCCTTGCCGCGCGGGGCGCCGTCCTCGGCCTCGGCCTGGTCGATGTGGTCCTCGGTCGGCTTCTCAACGGCCTCGGGCGGGTGGGTGGTGCGCTTACGAGGCGGCACGGGCTACTCCTTCTCGCAGGTGCCGCCGCAGCGGCCACAGGTCTTGATGAACGCGGCGAACCCGCAAGCGGTGCAACGCCAGCCGCCGCGGGTCCGGCCGCCGAGGTTCGCGGGAAACGCGCCCATCTCCCGCAGAGCCCGCGCATGCCGCGGGTTGTCGACGGTGACGGTGCCGTCCCGCCCCGGGGTGTAGGAGCCGAGGCGGGCGCCGGTACGGGCGCCCTCGATGTCCACGCCGCGAACGGCTCCGTCAGGCAGGCACATCCGCGCCATATCGAAGCTCCTTCCAAGAGGGGCACACGGGCAGGGGCCCGCGCCCAGAACATGAGCGCGGGCCCCCGAGGGGCTGCTAGGCGGCCTTGATGCCGGTGATCGCGCCGTTCCACGCCGGCGCGTAGCACACGAAGGTGCCGAACCAGTAGGACGAGGACTCGTAGGCGAACTGGGTGACGGGCCAGTCGACGCCCATGAGGTCCTGCACGTTGTACACGGCCCACACGTCGGAGACCTGCGAGTCCGGGATCGGCAGGGTGTCCGACAGGATCGGCGCGGTGCCCTGCGGCAGCCACGGGTGGACCTCGACGGCGACGCCCTTGCCGGTGACCTCGTTGACGATGGTGTTCACGATGTCGCCGAGGGTCACCCCGGAGACTTCGTCCTGCGTCACGGTCAGCCGGTAGTTGCTGGAGCTGTTGCGCTTCAGCGCCTCCGAGAGCTGCTTGCGGTCCGAGCCGTTCAGCAGCGTGCGGTCCGGGTCGGCCTTCACCGACTGGTACAGCGCCGCGAACGCCGTCTGCCACTCCGAGCCCGGCGAGCTCGTGTCCAGCGCCGCGTTGATTCGGTTGACGTACCCGGAGTTCGCTCCGGTCACGATCGGCACGATGCCGTCGTAGCCGTTCGCGTAGGCCGACGTGTCCCCGGTGACCGTGGACGCGGCGATGCCAGAGGTCGGCAGCGCGCCCTGGATGGTGAAGGTGTTGTAGCCCGACCGGCCCACGTAGAACCGGGACGCGTCACCGGGGTCGGAGGAACCGGTGGACACGTACACGCGCACGCCCAGCGCACCCGCCGGCAGCACGCAGGTGACATCGACGACCTGCCCCGCGGACACTGCGACGGTCGCGGCGGACGACAGCACGGACTGCCCGAAGTCACCCGCGTCGCTGGTGACCTTCACGTACACGTTCGCGCCGTTGCCGGAGATCCCGGTCTCGCCGGCCGCGGCCGAGCGGGCGGTGGCGGTGACGGAGGTCGGGGCCGCGAGCGCACCCGAGAACCCGGCGGCGGTGCCGCGGCCCATGAGGAGCATGCGCTCCTCCAGCAGCATGCTGGAGTACAGCAGGCTCGTGCGGGACAGCTGCCGGATGTCCTGGTAGCCCTGCCCGGCGTACTGCGCGGACCAGGTCACCTGGTCGGAGACCGAGAACTGCGCGTAGGGCACGGTCTGGTCGTCGCCCGCGTAGCTGATCTTCGGACCGCGCGCGTAGTACAGGCTGTTGCTCGCGCCCTGCGGCGCGAAGTTCGTCTGCGTCGAGTCCTGGATGCCCGGGTGGATGTTGCCGACACCGCCGGTGCCGGTACCGGTGAACCCGGTGATCCGCTTGAAGCGGTGCGACAGACCCACGCCCTTACGGCGCGCGATCCGGTTCCGCAGCGGCGTCGGACGCGGCGTCAGCATCTTCGCCGGCGCCTCCAGGTCGAACGCGACCAGGCCCTGGCCCACCGGGGAGGTGGTGGAGATGTCCTTGACCAGGTCCGGCTGCTGCGCCTTCAGCTCCTCCAGCGCCCCGCTGATCGACGCCATGGACTCCGGGGAGAGGCCCTTGGTGAGCTCCGGTGCGCCGAGCGCCTTCGTCAGCGCGCCGTAGGCGCTGGTGGGCTGCGGGGTGAAGTCGATGCCGTGCCCGGCGCTGAACGCCTCGGTGACCTCGCCGGCGCCGAGGACGCGCTCGGGCGCGCGGTCGATGGCCCGCATGAGTTCGTCGAAGCGGCGGGATGCCTCGGCCTTGCTCAGGACCGGCGCGTCGGGGCGCTCCCCGAACAGGGTGTTGATGTTGGGCAGAGCCATCGGGCCTGCCCTCCTCTCATGACGAAACCCCGCACCGATATGCGGCACGGGGCGTGAACGGATAGTCAGTCAGGGGACGGGGCAGGGGGTTAGGCGTCGGCCTTCGCGTACAGGTCGCGGGCGCGCTCGCGGTACCCCTCCCGCAGATCGCGGTCCTCCACGCGCTCGGCCTTGACCATGAGCGCGTCCGCCTCGGCCCGCAGACGGTCCGCGTCGCTCTTACGCGCCACGGCCTCCTGCTGGCTGGTACGGGTCAGGACCGGGCCGCCCGGCTGCGGCATCGCACGGAACTCTTCGATCGCGGCCTGCGCCTTCGCCAGGTCCGCCGCGAGCGCCTCAGCGCGCTCCTCTGCGACGGCACGGGCCTGTGCGACCTCGGCCTTGACCAGTTCCGCGACATCCGCCTTCGTCAGCAGCACCTCGCCGTCGTCGGCCTTCGACGCGGTCTTCGCGGGCGTCTTCTTGTTGCTGGGCTTGTCCTCGTCGGAGGCGTCGTCCTCGTCGTCCTCGTCGGAGTCGTCGGCGGGCTTCTTCTTGAACGGCGGCGCCAGCTTCCCGCCGTCCTTCCCCTCGCCCTTGGCGAGGTCCGCCTCGCCGTCCGCCAGGCACAGCGCGTCGGCGGCCTCACCGGCGGCCTGCTCGGCTTCACGCTGCTTGAACCACGCCAGGCTGCGGACGGCATCGAGGAGGAGGCTGATGTCCATGGCCTCCTCCATGCGGCCGGTCGCGAGCTCCTCGGCCTCGGAGATGATCAGCCGGGCGATCGCCGCGATCGCAGACGAGGCGTTGTCGATGTCCGCCGTCTCGTCCGCGTCCTCGCCGGTGCCGTCAGCGTCCTCCACATCCGCCCCGTCGCCGTCGTCGGCCTTGGCGAGCTCGGGGGCGAGCTCGCGGGCCTGACGCAGGATCTCCTCGGCCTTCGCTACCACGTCGTCCGTCTTCGCGGTGTCCTTCACCGAGCCGTCCGCGTTCCAGTTGTCGGGCACCATGGCCTCCAGTCCGAGGGCCTTCGCCCGCGTGATGATGTGCTTCCGAATCGCGTCGTGATCACCGTTGCCCCGGCCGACCGCGCGGATCGCCTTCCGCAGATCCGCCTTCGACTCGATCGGGTACGAGCCGTCCGGCATCGCAGCCCCCGACGCTGCGGCCTTCCGCCGGCCCTCGGCGGACAGGTCCGCCTTGTCCACGTGGGGGGCGACGGTGACGTTCACCAGCACCGGCAGCGGGCCGTCGGCGTCATCGGCCTTCGCGACCTCGGCTTCGACCTGGGCGCCGCCTGCGGCGAGGGCCGCGAGCGCGTCCTTCACCGGAGCGGCGAGGCGGTCGTACAGCTCGGAGGGGAGACCGTAGGTGTCAGAACCGTCGGCCTTGCTCATGTCGCCGTCGACACGGACCAGCGCCGGGGACTCGACTGGCTGGAGGTCGCCGGCACTGTCGGCCTTGGCGAGCGGGATCTCCCAGTGATCCTGGATCGTGGCGGTGCTCAGGCACGGCACATCGACCAGGCTGGTCTCGCAGATCCGGCCGTCGGTGATCAGGCCGCGCGGCGCGTCGGCCTTGGTGTAGTCCAGGCGGGGGCCCTTGATGCCGATGGAGAACCCGGTGAGGATGCCTTCCTCGACCTTCTCCACGGCCTCTCGGTCGACAATCTTCGCGCCGATGTACCAGCCGTCGGACTTCTCCTCCAGCTCGACGGCCTTCCCCACCGCGCGACGGTGGTCGTGGCCCTCACGAATGTTGCCCCTTGTAAACCATTCTGGGACCGAGGTTTTCAACCACGTAGGGTCCATGGCCTGCTGATCACGGTCCACATCCGGGCCGGTGATCTTGCCGTAGACGTAGAGGTGTCCGGTCTTCGGGTCACGCTCCCGCTTGGTGATCGGAGCGAACACATCCAGCCGGGCGGGAGCGGTCATCACGAAACCCCTTCCAGGCATGCAGAAGGGCCGCCCAGCGGACGGCCCTTCGTTGACGGCAGCGGCTACGCCGCGGCTCGCTTCAAGTACTCGATCGCGGCCAACAGCCGGCCCGGATCGTCTTTGAACTGCCCCAGCCCGACGTTGCACCGACTGCACAGCAGCCCGCGAATCCGGTTCGAAGTGTGGCAGTGGTCGACATGGAGACGCTTCTTCGGCGCCTCCTCTTCGGGAGCCCCGCAGATGGCACACCGGCCGCCCTGCTGCTCCCGCAGGTCCGCCACCGTCTGCTCCACCCACTGGGCCCGGCTCAGACGCCTCGCGTTGGCCTCCTGCCGGTAGTCCGGGTAGCAGTCCTGGCAGTAGCCCGTCGTGTTGTAGAACGCCGTGCGCGGGAGGGTCTGCTGGCAGCCCTTGCACGTCCGGTGCGTCGCACGCTCCGGCGTGCGAGGGTCAGTGCTGCCCCACTTGTACCAGCGGCGGACGTGCATCCCGCACCACCCGCGGGACTTCACCGGGTTCTCGCACCCCTCGACCGCGCAGGACAGCAGCGGCTCCGGCGCCGGGTCGTCAGTGGTCCCCCAAGTGCGCAGCCGGTGGTAGTGGCGCAGGCACAGGCCCTTGGCGTGCTTCCTGGTCTCGCAGCCGTCCACCGAGCACGGGCCCCAGCTCTTGCGCTGTTCGATGCGGTAGTGCCGATCGCACATGCCCGTCTTGGTGGCGGGCGCCTCGCAGTCTTCGACGGAACACGGTCCCTCGTTGATGAGGACTCGGCCGCCCTTCGTCGGATCGCCGCTGACCCGCCACCGGCGGTAGTGCGTCTGGCACCAGCCGCGGGTCACCGCTGCCTTGCCGCAGTCGGCGACGCTGCAAGGGGTGAGCTCGGGGAGCGGCTTGGTGTACTCGGGGTCGCCGTGGGTGCGCCAGCGCGTGTAGTGCTTGGTGCACCAGCCACGGGCCAGCGCGGGAGAGGTGCAGCCGTCGATGCTGCATGTAGCCTTGGGCATGTCGTTTCCGCTCACGTCGGATTCGGCGCGCCCCGCCAGTGTTCCTGCACTGGCGGGGCACCTTGTTTCTGCCCCAATTGTACCGGCTGTCATGGCACTTGACGTCGCGTTTTGCTACGCGGGCGTCATGTGGCAGCGGCAGCGCGGGTGCGCGGGCGGGCCGACCGAGCCGTCGGGGAACGCGGCGCCGACCGTCAACGCCCCAGCCGTCTCGTTGCCGAGGCAGGCGGGGCAGGCGCCGGGCTCGGTCACCCACCGCCACACGGTCACACCCGTGCTGGTGTAGGCCTGCCGGGTGGCTTCCGTAGCGAGCCGCACCAGCTCCGTCAGGCACGTCATCCGCGCCCACGACCCATCGGTGAGGGCCTGCCGCAGCGACCGTGCGAGCTGCGCGGCGGTGACCTTGCCGGTGCGGGCGGCGGCCAGCACCCGAGCGAGGACGGTCTCGCGACCTCGGGCGAGGTCGTCGACCAGCGACGCGGAGGCGTCGGTGACGCGCTGCAGCGCCTCCCGGTCCGCCTCGGTCAAGGCGCCGAGCGCCCCTTGGGTGTCGCCGGGCCGCCACGCGAACCGCCCGGGCTGGCCGGCCGTGTGGGCGCGGGCGCTGACCGCGCCGATCACGTACCCCTCCGCCCACACCCCGGCGAGGACCGGGCCGATCGCCGCGGCGAGAGGCAGGCCGGCGGCGGTGAGGAACGCGGCGGCGAACGCCACCGCCCACTCCTGCGCCTCATCGTCGTCCTGCTGCGGCGGCGCCGGGGCCCGGGGTTCGTCGGCTTTCACCAACTCCCGGGCCAGCCACCTGCGAGCCAACTCGTCGCACTCCACCGTCTCGGCGAGCGCCCGGGCAAGACGCCGCGCCCACACCTCGGCGGTGTCCTCGTCACGCTCCCAGCCCGCCCAGAAGGCCGGGCCCGGGGCTTTTGGGCCCGCACCCACCACCTCACCGCCGGCGAACACCACCGGCGCGTCCGCGAGGTCCGGCGCATCCGCCTTGGTGACGTGCACGAACTCGAACGGCCGCCGCGGGTTCGGGTTCTTCCGCGCCCACCGGTGATACGCCGCGAGCTCCGCCTTCACCGCCTGCGCCGACTCATCCGTGTCGTTGCGCGATTGGTCCGCGCCGTCGGCGGCCGGCTGCTCGCCGGGCGGCTGACCGGCCGCAGGGGCCTGCGGCGGCACCACCATCGTCCCGGCCGGCGCCAGCTTCGACGCCCCGTCCAGGAACACCAGGCCGCGCTGACCGAAGTAGATCGGCATGTCGGCCTCGGGGAACGCATACCGGGGCATGCCCATGCGGTCCCGGTCCTGGTTCAAGGTCATCCGCCCGGTAGCGACCCTCGCCGCGGCGACCGCGTCGGCGGCGGCCTCGTCCTCGTCCTCCAGACCGAGGAACCGGAACTCCAGCTCCGGCGGCATGCCGAGGTGCTGGCGAGAGATCGCAGTGATGAGCTGCTGCAGCCACCGCACCGTCGGCAGCGTGCCCTTGCGCTGCTGCACGTCGGCCTGGCCCTCATGCCACCCCGACGCACCCAGGCCGCCCGGCTCGGTGAACCCGAGCTCGGCGATGGTCACGTCGAAGTGCGACGCGATCTGCTTGATCAGGAACAGGTCGTAGTCCGGGCGGTACTTCTCCCCGAACTCCGACATCTGCTGCAGATCGAACCCCGGCGGCAGCACCCGCAGCCGGTGACGCGCCGCCGACTGCCCGGCGTAGGCGTCGTTCAGGATCCGCTCGTACTCCTGCGTCTGCTGCGGCGTCCACCCCGCCTCGCCGGTGTTCCGCAGCAACCCCGTCGGGACGGTGCCTTCGGTGTACTCGTCCCGGATCCACTTGCGGCGGCGCAGCCACACGTCGATGTCTTCGAGGGCCTGTTCCACCGCGGAGTAGCCGTACTGGGTTTCCGCGCGGACGTTCCGCCGCTTGTAGATCAGCCTGTCGGAACGGTACCCGTTGATGATCGAGCCGTCCGCGTCGGTGTCGGCAACGAACTCGCCTCGGGGAAAGCCCCACAGGATCTGCTGGTAGGCGGGCTGCGGCGGCTGCGGCCGTCCACCGGTGCTGTCCCGCAGCGGCTTGATGGTCGAGCCGTCGAGGATCTCCAGGGAGAACAGGTCCCCGCCGTAGGTGTACCGGGGGTAGATCGCAACCGCGTCGAGGACGAGGTGCTCTTCGAGGAGCTTGGACGTCCACTCAGCGAACGACTCGCCTTCGCGGGGGTTCGGCTGCTGCCAGAACGCCTCACAGCGGGCGATCTGCGGCCCCAACCGGTCCCGCAGCGCCGCCTCCACCTCCGACCGGGACGCGTCCGGGGCGGCGGCCTGCGCCGCCTCAACGGCACCGGGGGAGATCGTCACGGTCCAGTCGAGGGTCGCGACTTCGGCCTTGCGGATCTCGATACACCGCCGCGGCAGACCCCCGGCGGACGCCGCGTCCCGCAGCACCTTCCACGGCACCAACCGGTCGGTGACGCCCGGGAGGTTGGAGCTGACCGGGTACTCGGTCAGGCGCGGCTCCGGCCGGCCCGAGTCCGGGCGGACGGGGGCGATGGGCGCGGGGATGAGCGGCACGCCGGGCCCGAACGCGACCTGGGGGTCGGTGCGGGGCAGCGGGTTGATGACTCCGGTGACCTGGGGTGCGACGGCGACGGACCCGAGGAGCGCCGCGACCTGGCTCGCGCTGAACGCGGTGCCGCCCTCGGGGGTGGCGGCCTTGGTGGTGTCGGGGTCGACGCGGCGGAACATGCGGGGCAGGGACCAGCGCACCACAGCACCCCCTCGTTGGTTTATGCGGCGGTGAATCCGCGCAGCCACTCCATCGCCGACTCAGCCGACCCCTGGCCGCCGAGCATGCGGTGCAGGGCCTGGGTGGTGGCGTCGACCTGGTCGTCGTGCGCCCCGTTGGGGAACGCCTGGTGTTCGGTCACGTACTCGTCCACCCACGGCGCGAGGGCGGGGTCGGGGATGTGGACGTTGCCTGCCTCGACGAACGGGGCGACCGCTGAGGCGCGGGCGTACTTGGAGTCCTTCGGCGTGATCGGCACCAGGCCCGGCACGGTGCTGCGCAGCTGGGCGATGACGGCGGGGCCGTTGGCCTTGTCCTCCACGAGCTTCGCGTGGGCCTGCGGCCACCGCTGCGCCAACGCCATCAGGGCGCGGCAGGTCGCGGGGAAGTCCAGCCGATCCCGAACCTGATCCAACAGGTACACGTCGGCGCCGCGCCGCGCCCACACCTGCCCCACCACAAAGTCCGAGCCCTTGGTGTCCTTGAACGCGAGGTCCCACGACATGACGACCTCGTCCGCCGACACCACCCACATCGACCCGTCATCACGCCGCTCCGCCAGCGGAGTCGAATACCACCGCCAGTGCGAACGCTTGAACAGACCGCCCTCCGCCGGGGCCGGGCGGCCCTGATACAGCGCCGTCCACGTCCGCGACCCAACGTCGCGTTTCGTGGCTTCCCAATCCGCTGTCGTGCGGCCACGCGCGGACACCAGGAACTCACCCGGCGACCGACCCAACGGGTCATCATCAGACTCGGCCTGCGCCGGCACGTTGACGTACCGCCACTCCGAAGCCGACGGACCGGTGAGGAGGCGCCCGGTCAGATCGTCCTCGTGCCAACGGGTCTGGATCACCACCTGCGGCGCACCCGGCGACAACCGGGTGCGGGCGACGTCGGTGTACCAGTCCCAGCAACGATCCCGGTACACCTGCGAATCCGCCTCCGCGCGGCCCTTCAAGGGGTCGTCGACGATGAGGACGTCCACGGGCCTGCCGGTGAGCGCGCCGCCGATGCCGACGGAGTAGACGCCGCCGCGGTGTCCGTCGAGTTGCCACTCGTGGGCGGCGGAGGTGTCCGCGCGGACAGTGAGACCGAGTTCGGGGTGTTCGGCGATGTCGTTGCGGATCGACCGGCCCCAACGCCGGGCGACGCCGGCCTCGTAGGACACGATCGCGATCCGCAGGTCGGGGTCACGGGTGAGAAGCCACAGCGGAAACACCCGGCTCGTCCTGACCGACTTGCCCTCCTGCGGAGGCATCGACCAGGCGAGGCGCTGACACGAACCGTCCGCGATCTCGGCGAGGTTCGCGTCCAGCAGGTCCAGGGCGGTGGTCTGCACGGTCGTCGGGTCGAGATGGCGGGCGAGCGCCGCCGGGGTGTCCCAGCGGGCGATGCTGGGGGCGCGCCGCTGCTTGAGGTGCTGGACTTCCTCGGTGAGCCGACGGAGCTGCCGGAGGGCTTCGAGTTTGGCCTCGATCAGGGGAGCAACAGAGTCGACGGCCACCGCTACACGATCCCGGGCTCCGCAGCCTCCTCGGACTGGAGGGCTTCGAGTTGGCCGGTGAGCTCGCGGATCTGCGCGTCGATCGCGTCGATGGTCTGCAGCTCGATCTTCTGCGGCGCGTCCAGGCCGAGGAGCTTGGCGCGGCGGTCGCTGATGCGGGTCAGCCGGTCGATCGCGCCCAGCGTCGGCCCGGCGTCGATCAGCGGCTCCCCGGTGGTGGGGTCCTCAGCCACCCGGCCGGAGGCGGACACGTGGTAGTGCACCCGGTGCAGCACCCGCACGGCGTGGGCGGTGAGGTCGTCCAGGCGCAGCAGCTCAGCGCGCCGGTACTCCTCCAGCGACATGCGCTCCTCAGCGACGTACTGCTGCATCGCCCGCTGGAAGTCCTTGGTGGCGGCGCCACGGGAGGCGTAGCCGAGCTCTTCGTAGATGTCGTCGAAGCGGGCACCGGCGAGGCGTGCCTGGACGAGCTTGGTGCGGCGGACGGCGACTTGAGCCTTCTTGGCTGCGGAAGCGGGCATGACCACACCCCCTTATTGGATCTTGAGTTGGCCTGCGGTGAGGACCGGCGTCTCGGGGTTGTCGGTGACCCGGACGCGGATCGTGTAGACGCCGGCGGGGAGGGTGGTGGTGCCGCCGGGGCCGACGAGGCACTGTGCCACATAGCTGCCGTCGGGGAGCGGTTCGGTGCTGTCCCACGACCCGGGCTGCCAGTCCCCATCCGAGGGGACGCCGCCGGGGATCGTGAATGCGAACTCCACCGCGTCGCCGGTGGGGTTGTAGGGGGCTCCGGCGGTGGTCGCGGTGACGAGGACGCGGACGTACTGGCGGGACAACCCATCCTGAATGATCACGCCGCCACCTCCCTCGCCACCCAACCCGAAGCACCCTCGCCCACCTGCCAGGCGCCGGCCACGGCCTGGGCCCGCCACTCGGGCGCGCCTTCCGCCGCCGACCAGCCGCCCGGAACCTCGCGCGCCGTCCAGCCGGGCGCGCCCTCCGAGGCTTCGAACTCGGGCCGCGGCGGCACGAACACGGTGACCGCGCCGTCGGCCGCCGTGCCGCCGCTCGTGGAACTGGTGCCGGTGACCGTCGCGTTCCGGCCCGCGATCACCACACCCGTGGGAGCAGCGGAGGAACCGGAGGCCGCCGGGCCCGCGAGGGTCACGCCCGCCTGAACCGCGCCAGCGCCCGCCGCACCGGGGCCTGATGCCGCGGCGCCCGGCAGGTCGAAGGCGAGCCCAACCGCAGCCGCGTCGCCCGCGCCGCCAGCCGCGGGCCCGGAGATACTCGCGCCCGCCTGCACGGCACCCTCAGCGGCCGTCCCGGAGCCCGCAGCCGAAGGCCCGACGACACTGGCCCCGGCGGAGACCCCACCGGGAGGCGCCGCACCCGAGCCAACCGCAGCCGGCCCGGCGATGGTGCTGCCCGCCTGGACACCGCCCGAAGACGCCTGCCCCGCTCCAGCCGCGGCCGTGCCGGGCTCCTGCTCCTCCACGCCGCCGGTGCTGGCCTGACCCGTGCTGCCCGCTGCCGTTCCGGTCAGCGTGATGCTGCCGCCGCCCGCCGGGGCAGCGCCTGTGCCGGACGCTGCACCGCCCATGATGGTGGTGCCCGCACCCGAGCCGCCCGCGGGCGCCGCGCCCGCGCTAGTCGCTGCCGCGCCGCCGACGGCGACCGGGACGCTCACGGCCCCAGCCGGGACACCGCCCGCCCCAGAAGCTGTCGGGCCGGGAACGGTGGCGCCAACGCCCAGAGCGCCGCCGGGAGCCTGCCCTGTGCCCGTGGCCGAAGGCCCGGCCACGACCGCGCTCACGCCGACCGCGCCCGCGCCCGCCGAACCTGTCCCGGTCGCGGTTGCGCCGGGGACGCCGGTGTCGGCCTCCACGCCACCCGCCACGGCCGCGCCGCCGCTTGCGGCTGCGGGGCCGATGACCGTGCCGCCAGCGCTGACCGCGCCAGGGCCAGCGGCGCCGGCGCCAGGGGCGCTCGGCCCGGCCTCGGTGGCGCCCGCCTGCACGGTGCCCGCGGTGGCGTGGCCGCCAGGGGCGGCCGTGCTGCCGGGGAGTGTGATCGATGCGGAGCCCGCCGGGGCCGCGCCTCCACCGGCCGCTGACGTGCCGGAGACCGCGACCCCGAGCGTCCCAGCCGACGCCGCGCCCGCGCCAGCAGCAGACGGCCCGGCCACGGTCGCGCCGGACGACACCGAACCCGCCGCCGCGATGCCCGGAGCAGTGCCCGGCGCGCCGCTGACGGTGGCGCCCGCGCTCACGGTGCCGGCGCCCCCGATCCCGGCACCGGTCGCGGACGAGCCCGCGATGGTGACGGGCGACGCGACGCTTACCGTCCCGGCCGGGGCCTGGCCGCTGCCCCCCGCGCTCGCGCCGGTGATGGTGGTGCCGGGCGGCCCGAAGTACATCTCGTCGCAGTACGCGACCGGCCCGGACGCGGCGGTGGGGAACAGGATGATCGGGACGGCTTTGTTGCTGCCAGTGGCGGCCGGGGCGGTGAGGACGATGTGCGTCCACGTGTTCGCCGTCAACGCGACCGACGTTGAGAGCGTGCTGTAGTTGACGTACGTGCTGCCGTTGTACCAGTCGATCTCAGCGTTCGCGGTCTGGCCCGAGCTGGTGGTGTAGATCCAGTACGAGAACGTGTAGCTGACGCCGGCGGTGACGGACACCATCGGCGACTCGTAGATCGCTGAGGCGCTCGCGCCGGTCGCGGTGAGTTGCAGGCTGTGGGTGCCGTCGAGGGCGACGGTGGTGGACTGCGCGATCGTGGTGTGGGTGCCCGGGCCCCAGTCCGCGATGCTGGTCTCGACCGACTCCGCGTTGACGGACAGGAGGTTGCCGGGGATCGCCACAGCTCAGCCCTCGCCCCGGTGGGTCAGCTCGCGGAGTACTGCACCAGGGTCTGCGCCACCGAGTTCGTGGTCGGGAGCTGCAGCGTGAACGTGGCAGCCGTCACGGTGGAGGCGCCGCCGAAGTCCCAGTAGGCGATGACCTGGTTGGTGGTGTCGGTGCCGCCGATGGTGTTGTCGAAGAAGAGCGCGTAGGACGCGGTGAAGCTCGCCGACGTCCACGCCGGGTTCGTCGACACGGTGATGCTGGTGTAGCCGACGCTGCCCGAGACCGTGCTGGAGACACCGACGGTGGCGAGGGTCTTCCGGCTGTAGCCGGTGCTGGTGGTGGATACCTCGGTGAGGGCGCCGCCGCCGGACCCGGCAAGGAAGTCGCTGACGGTCACCGCCGCCTCGGAAGTGCCGTTCCATGTGTAGGTGCCGGCACCGACCAGCAGCACCTGGAGGGTGTCGGTGGTGACGTTGGCCTGCTTCTTGAGGCAGGCCGCCGTCCATGACGGGAAGAGGTGCGCGGTGACGGCCATGTCGACTCCAGACAGGGGCGGTTCGGGTCAGGCGGTGGGGTGCGCCGACGGCGTCGCGGCGGGGCCGTGGATGGTGACGTGGCCCTCCTCCGGGTGCACGGCGACGTGCCCGTGCCGCGCCGTCTTGGCGGGGGCCGGCGCGGCGGCCTGCTGGAGGGCGGCGATCGCGGCCTTCAGGTCGGCGATCTCGGTCTTGATGTCGGCGACGGCGGTCTCGATGAGTGCCTTGGCGTCGTCCTCGGCCTGCGCGAAGAGCTGCTTGCCGTCGGCGGCGACGTCGGCGCGGACCTTGTCGAGGAGCGGCGCGACGCGCTCGGTGAGGTCGTTGAGGGCCTGCTGCACGAACTGCTGCACGTCCTCCGCGCCGACGCCGAGGAACTTCGCGACGGCGTCGTGGAACTTCGTGAAGATGGACACGGGTGCCTCCATAGCGGGGTGAGGGTGAAGAGCGGTTAGTGCTGCGCGAGCTGAACGACGGTCGGGAGGATCGCGGCGGCGAGCCCGAGCGGCACCAGCACACCGGCGTAGGCCCGGGCCGGCGGCACCGCGGCGATCAGCCACAGCACGAATGCGGCGACGGCGCAGACGAGTTCGAGAGCGTGCACGACCGGCCTCCTACTGGGTGCGGCTGAGGTGGAGCATCCGGGCCAGGGATCGGGCGATCGCGGCCGGCTCGACGCTGGGGTGGTGGTGGTGCTCGACCCGGACCACCGCCTCGTCGTCGCCGGTGGGGACGTGGGCCTGGACGAACGCGGCGACGTCAGCGTCCACGTCGACCAGGGCGCCGGGGAACGTCAGCCGGACCTGGGATTCGCCGTTGGCGTCGAGGACCAGCTCGACCCGCTGGCAGTTCAGGACGGGTTCGCCGTCGACCTCGATGGCGGTCTGCCGAGGGTCGCCGTTGCGGGTGGTCAGCTTGAGTCGGTGACGCTCAGGCACGGCGGGGCTCCCGGGAGGGTGGGGTGTGCGCGGCCCCGGTCAGCTCCCACTCCCGGGGGCCGCGCACGTCTAGTCGGGCAGGAACTCGGCGGTCTGCCCGTAGCGGGCGCGGCAGGGTTCGTCGTCGTGCCACCAGCGGCGCTCACCCAGCCATGCGGGGCCGCCGCAGCGGGAGCACGTGCCGGGGATCGGCGTGAAGTCGACCGGGGTGAGGAACGGGGCGGACAGCGCCCGGCCGACGCTGTCGGGCGTCGGCTGGTCGTAGCCGCTCACTCGGTCTCGGCCAGGATGAGCGCGGCCCAGTCGGGGAGCGGCTCGTCCCGAGACCACCCGAGATGCTCGCTCAGGAGTCCCCGGCCCGAAGGCGCCCCGCCGCCAGCAGGGTTGAGGGGGAGCCGGATCGGTTCCCCGCAGTCCGGGCAGTCCAGCTCCAGCGATGCAACAGCCACAGGAACCGGGTAGTTGATGGGCTCGCGGCCCGGCACCAACGGGGGAAGGCCGGGCCGCGAGCTGGCCGTCCCGCTCGCCACAGGCCACCCTCAGGGCCAGCACGGGACAGCAATCCCCGCCCAAGGCGCTGCCAAGCGCAGGCGGGGAGAACACGGGGAGGGTCAGGCTGCTCGAACGCCCTCGGGCAGCGGGGGAGCCGCACCCGGGCCGGCGTCGGTCGCCGGGGGCATCTCACGCAGGTCATAGCGGGCACGTTTGCCCTCGCCGAACCGGTGGACGCGGCCCTCCGAGGCCCACCGCCAGATCGTCCCCACCGGCCTGCCGGTCCACAGCGCGGCCTCAGCGGCGGTCACGAGCACGGGGTCCACGAGCACCCCCCTACAACGCGAGAAGGGCCACCCCGGCGGGGCGGCCCTTCTCGACTCTACGTCCAGTTGATCACAGGTTGGCTTCGGTGCACGTCGTTTGTCAAGCCCGTGCCTGAAACAGCCTCAAGCGACCGCTGTGACAGGCGAGGAAAGACCCCGCATTGCCGCCCCCAGCGCCAGCCACTGATCCCGATCCCACCGTGTCCCACACCCCGGGCACTGGATCCGCAGTGCGAACGGCGACACCCGCAAACGCTCCCCACACGCCACCCCCGCCTGCGACATCACCGGGCAGGTGCCGATGGGGACCTGGGGGTCCTTCGCGCCGTTGATGACCGTGTCGACCTGGAGGTGCAGCCGCCGCACCGCCGCCAGATCATCAGCGACGTCCGCGTAGCCGGAGCACGCCCACCCGAGCGTGTTCAGCAGGAAACGGTGCACGTGCGGCAACGTCTGCGCGGCACTGCCCCGCCACGGCTGCACCGTCCACCCCAGCGCCCGCCGCCAGTCGTCCTCCACCGTCTGCAACTGCGCCACCATGCCCCCGGGCCCGATCAGGTTCAGCGGCCCCAGCACGACCGGCAGCGGTGCGGAGCGGGTTGCTCCCGTGACGCGCCCGGTCTGGTCGCCGCGGCCGGCGCCGGGGAGGAGCTTCGCGGGGAGTTGGGCATGCCACTTGAGGAGTTGGTCGAGCTGCTCGCGGGCGCGGTCTTCGCAGACCCGGCACACGACGCGGTCGAGTTCGTCGTGGTGCAACAGGCGGGGGCAGTGGGCGCAGCGAAGCTCTGGGCTCTGGTCGTCGTCGGAGTACAACAGGCCTCCCGTGGGTGCAGCGAGGGGTGTCGCCGCCAGTGTGACAGCCGGAGACTACGCAGGGTTGCTGTCCCCGGTGTGCGGCCCGAGTTGCTCCCACAGCGTCTCGGCCTCGGCGTGGCTGATCGGCCGGTACGGGTAGCCGTTGACGGTGTCGACCAGCGACATCATGTTCCAGTCGTACCGGAACAACTCCACGGCGTCCCACCGCTCGCGGGCGGTGATCTCGGGCACGCGGACCTTCGGCATGCCGCCATGATGCCCGTCGCTCCTGCGCGACGTCACCAGGACCCGGACATGGCGGTGGCCCCGCTGCCGTCGGGGGGTCGGCAGCGGGGCCACAGCGGAGGATCCTGACTCCACCCTCAGTGTGCGGCACACCGCGAGCAGAGCGCAGCCGATCCCGGTGAACCGGTCACTGCCACGGTGGCCGGCCGCCTCGGGCCCACTCCGCCAACTCGCGTTCGCCGTACAGGCGGATCCCGGCCTGGGCGGCGTAGGAGCGGGCCGCCGGGGTGTAGCCGGAGGTGGTGACGACGGCGGCGAGGTCGGCGCGATGGACGACCGCATAGGTCCCGCCGACCTTCTGCACGTCCGGGCTGCCGACGCGGTTGGTCGCTGCGTACCGCTTCGCCTGGATGACGATGCGCCGCCCGTCGGGGGTGGTGGCGATGACGTCCGCGCCCAAGTCCCCGGCACCGCCCACGACCCGAACGCCGGTGCAGCCGTCCCGCCGGCACAGCTCAGCGAGCGCCCGCTCGAACTCCGTAGGGGTCATGTGCCGATAGGCCGACACCTGCTGCGCACGCACCCGCCACGCCGCCTGTCGCTCCCGCGCCTTCCGGTCCTTCGCGACCAGCCGCGCCATACCGAGACCGCCGGCCAGCAGCACGATCCATATCGTCAGGCCGATGTGACGGGCCGCCTCCTGCAGCACCCCGATGATGATCGCAAGGACGAACATCAACCCGCCGATGAACTGCGGGCCCGTGGTCTTCCTACGACGACGCGCCATGTCTTCCCCCCGTGTACGAAGTGGCCGCCGCAATCCTCGTCTGCGACGGCCACATATGGTGATCGAGTTGTGAAACCGTGACCACAAGCCAGTTACCTCGCCCGCTACCTGCCGATGTGGAGGTTCGCGCCGTCGCCCTGCCGGACGTCCACGCGCACCTCGGAATCCAGCTTCGCGACATACAACGCCCCAGCCGCGCACACCACCATCGCGGCGATCGCAACCAGCGCGTGCCCCGCCAACGACATGCCCTTGAACATCCAGTACGAGCCCAGCTCGGCCACGCCCACACCCACCCCGGTCCCGAACGCGGCGACACCGAAGCCGAGCATCCGCTGCGGCCACGGATCCACCGCCTGAGGCTGAGCCGCGAGGACCACGGCATACGAAGCACGGCCCTGCTCGTCGTGAACCACCGTCAACGGCCGATCCGGCACTGCGATCGGCGCGGGCGCCAGCCGGTACGGCACGATCTCGCCCCCGCGGGCCGCGGGCGTGAAGTCGGGGTAGGCGGTGATGTCGAAGACCTCGTCCCGGCCGCTCATCGCCCGCCCGCCTTGGTCTCCAGGGTGAACGAGTCGATCGGCCCGATCAGAGAGCTGTAGGCGGTCCTCCCGCACCTTGCGCAGTCTCCCCATGTCTCCATCTCCATCATTCCCTCGTTCTTGCGTCCCTTGAGCTGGGTGAAGTCGTTGGTGATGCTGACAAAGCCGTCTTCGCACCCGTTGCGGCACACCAGGGTGGGCTGCATCAGCTCCTCCCGGGCTTCGTCCTGGGCTTGGCGGCCGGGGCGGTGATCTTCGTGAGGTCCGTGCCTTCCGGCAGCTGCGCGAACCACGCGCCACCCACGGACACGCCGGCGTGCCGCTTGCGTTCGTGGGCGCGCAGGGCGCTGGTCGCGGTCTTCGCGTCGCGGTAGCGCGGCTTCTCCTTCGCGCCGCACGGGCAACGCCACCCGATCAACCCGGAGTCCTTGTCGACACCGAACCTGGCCTGCGCGTGAATCCGGGCCCGGTTCACCGTCATGGTGGTGGGCTTGGCCGGGCACGGCCGGGAGCCGGAGAAAGTGCCGTCCTTGGCCTTGGTGAACACGGTGCCCGTGCCGTGGCACTTGGGGCACCCCTGGTGGGTCGCGCGAAGGATCGCCGCGTCCTTGCGGGTGCGGACACGCTCGGCGCGACGCCGGGCCATGCGAGCGATCCACCGCCCGAGCCACGCACCCAGCGCACCGTCCCACGACCGCCGGGCCGAGGGCCGGCGGACGGTGGAAGTGCGGCGTGCAGGCGGCTTGCGCCGGGCGGGCGGGCGCTTCGCGGTCTTCGCGGCCACGATCGTCTCCTTGTCCGTTTCGTGTCGTCTTGCCGATCGTCTTCGGGGCGTCTCACCCCCGTCTTCGGCCCGTCTGACCTGCGCGCCCCGGCCAGTGATAGCCGGGGGCGCAGACGATCACCAGACGGGCCCCAGGCGGGGTCAAGACGGGGCAATCAGGGCACTCGCCGCGCGCTCCACCACCCCCCGCTCCCACCCACGCACCTGCACCCCGCCGATCGTCGGCTTCGACGACGTCGCCCCCGGCACCAACCCCGCCAGCAGCCGCTGCAGCTCACCGCCGTCCGCGACAATCCCCGCCGCCACGACCTCCGCCGTCGGCACGAAATCCGCCCGGCGCTCATCGAACAGGCGCAGCAGCCCGGCAACCTTCCCGGCCTGCACGGTCCCCAGCGCGTCCAGGCGATCCGCCACCGACACCGCCGCGTCCACCGGCCGGCCCGGGCGGAACCGCGACAGCTCGTGCAGCAGGTCCGCCTCCGCGAGGGAGTCGTCGTCGAACCACGGCCGGCCCGCCTTGACGCGCTCTTCGACAGCCCGCCGGATCCCGGCATTGGAGTGCTCGTTCCAACCCCACAACACCGGGCGCGTCATGCCCGCACCCTTGATGAAGGACTGGCCGGCGTCGTTGCGGACCTGTGCGTTCTGCGCCGGCACCAGCCGGTCGGGGCGGAAGCCCTGATCGATGGCGCCCTTGCCGAACACGATCGGGATGTCCGCGTGACGGGCGGCGAGCATGATGCGCAGCGTGAACGTGTCCGCGATCGCGTCGCCCATCGCCTCCGACGTGGCGTCCTGCCCGGCCGCGACTGGGTAGATCCCGGACTGCTTGCCGATCCGCAGCAGGTCGATGAACAGCTGCTTCGCGGGCTTGGACAGGAAGATGAACTCGTCCACGATCGGGAAGATCGCCGGGTGTTCGCGGGTCGCCACCCACGTGTCGCCCATCTTCAGGCGGTTGCGGACCCGGTTACGGCCCTCGGCCATCCGCACCAGGTACTCCAGCCACTCCTCGCACGCCTGGTTGCCGCGGATCGGCGGCGCCGCCATCACGCCCTCGAACTCCCTCAAGCCGTCCTTGACCGGGTCCAGGTCCAGGGCGATCGCGTTGTGGCAGGCCGTGATGACCTCGGCGAGGTCCCGCAGCACTCCGGTGGACTTCGCCGACCCGGACGAGCCGATGACGAGGACGCGGGTGCCCTCCAGGACGATTTCCAGGGGCTTGCCGTCCATGGACTGCCCGAAGTGGTGCGCGTCGGAGATGTCCAGGCTGTTCGGCTGCGCGGGCTGGGGCAGCGGCATGTTCTCGAACGGGTTGTCCGTGACCAGCCGCAGGGTGTGGTGCGCGGCGTTGCTCAGGTCGGCCTCGGGCATCGTGCCGCCATGCTTGATGGCGAAGTGCGCGTCCAGCTGGTCGCTGGCCGCCATCACCTTGCCAGAGCCGGCGCCTTTGGTGACGACGTCGACTTCCCAGCCCCAGGGACGGTGTCCGAGCGTGCGGATCTGTCGGGTGTTGATGCCTTCGGCCGCGTAGGCGCGGGCGACGCATTCCTCGACCTGGCCGCCGTCGCGGCACCAGGCGAGCGGGAACGGCTCCTGCCCGTCGTCGGTGTCCTCCGGCGCGACGATCTCCTCGGGGGCCACCGACGCGTGCAGCCGGTACCGGCCGTACAGCGTCAGCACCGCGCCGGCGAGGATCGCCTCCGCGCCCGGGGCTGCGGCCCATGCCTCGGGGGACAGGGCGGGGACGTGGGCCCAGCCGGTGATCGCAGCCCACGAGAACAGGTCGGCGGCGGTGAGGCTCCCGAACGTCCATCCGAGCACCCGCCACCGCCGCGCCCTGGTGTCGTGGACCTTCCGCCACGACGGGCCGTTCATCCCACCCAGCGCCTCGATGTGATCGTGCGCGCGAACGTACCGGTAGCCCAGGTACGCCGTCGAACGCGTCCCGTGACTGAAATAGCGGACGATCCGTCCGGCCAGACGCGCGGTCAGGCCGGCCCCGCGCGCGGTCGCCACCGCGGCGACCATTGCCGCCGACCCGGCCCGCGTGACCCGCGCCTCGCGGTACGGCACGAACTCGATCACGCCCGGAGCGATGTCCTCGCCCGGCTCGTCCGCGTCGACGAACTCGGCGAGCACGACGCCCTCAGAACCGGTGCCGTCGGGAACGGACTGGCCGTGGTCGTTGACGTTGTCGTCCGCGTTGACGGACGGACGGACGAGTGCCATCTCAGGCTCCCTTCTCGCGGACGGGCGTGAGTGCGGGCGCGCCGCGTTCAGCGCGGATCTGGTCGAGGATCCGTCCAGCGTCCTTGTTCTGGATCGTGCCGCCACCAGCACGGATGGCGCGGACGAGGTTGTCGCGGTTGAGGCGTTCTTTCGTCCGTTCCAGTTCGTCTGCGGCAGCGCGGGCGCGGACGAGGAGGTCGTGGTCGTCTGGGCCGGTGAGGCCCGGCACGGGCGGGGCCATGGTGGGCTTCGTCCGGCCGTCCGCTGGCGGACGGGGCACGGACGGCTGCTTCTTCGTCCGCTTCTTCGCGACCGCCGTCCGGGGGCTCTCGATGCCCTTGGCGGCGTTCTCCCGGCCCTCCGCGAGCGCCATGACCTTCTCCACCGCGCGCTTGAACCGGCGGCGCGCAGCGGCAAGGAACTCGGCGCAGAAGAACTGGATGGTGGGCCCGATGGCGTGGAGGATCGCGCCCCCGGGGTCGTGGACTTCGGCCGGCCCGTAGACACAGAGCGTGATCGCGGCGAGGGCGGTCATCGCGCGGAGCGCGGCGCCCCAGAACACGACGGACTCCTCGTACTCGGCGAGGACAGCGCCGATCTGGATCTCCACGATCAGCCCGGCTTCCAGGGCCGGGTAGAGGAACCAGCCCCAGGGGTCGGGGGTTTCGTGGCGGTGGAGGACGGAGTGCGCGTTTCCCGACCCGAAGATCGTGATGACGGCGGAGATGACGATGAACAGGACCGTCCAGTTACGGCTGCGCCTCTGGATCCCGGCGGCGGTCGCCCGGTGCTTCGCGGCGGCTTCCGCGTTCCGCTGCGCCTGGATCTCCTCCGGGGTGGGCGCGGCAGGCTGAGGTGTCGGGGCCGGCACGGGCTGGGCAGGCGGAAGCGCTGCGGGCGCCTTGGTGAGCGGCGTCCACAGTGCTGCGTCCGGGATCAGCTTCGGGTTGTCGGTCACGACGTTGGCTCCGGGGTGTCGGAAGCGGTCAGTGGTGCAGCAGGAACACGATGAGGTAGACGATCACTGGCTCGACGATGCCGAGCAGGTAGATCAGCTCTGTGCGGTCGCGGCGGCGCATCGGCATGTCCCTCGGGTCAGGCGGCGGCATCGGTGGTGGTGTGGGCGTCTCGGAACTCGTCCCAGAAGGCCTCTGCGAGACGCAGGCCGGCGACCGCGCCGAGCGGCGGGGTTCCGGCCATCTCCGATGCCTTGAACTCGGCCTTCGCCAGGCCGGTGGCAGCGAGGTTGACCAGGACGCGGGCGGACCGCGTCAACAGGACGGCGGAGGCGAGGGCGAGCAGCCCGGCCGCGATCAGCGTGCGCACGGCCACGTGCCGGAGGGTGCGGTACAGCTTCTGCCGCCGGTTCGGCATCGCGGTGATCATGTAGGGGGACACGTCGGGCTCCTTCCTGGTCGGGGCGGGGTGGTCTGGCGGTTCTCCTTCCCGCCCGGGGTGCGGGGTCGGGCGGGTCGGACAGCCGGCAGGCCGTCAGCGGCGGGTCCAGGGGACGTTCTTCGCGGCCTTGACCACGCGGTCGTTGGCGTCGACGAAGTCGTCGGACTCGTCGCGGTCACGGTCGGCGACGCGGGCGAGCTCGGTCTTGGCGGTCTTGTAGGCGCGGACGGCGTCCTTGTTGCCGATGATCTTGTCGCGGATGCTCACGGGGTTCCTTCCGGGTCAGTGGTGGCGGGCGGTGCTGTGTGCGGGTGTCGGGTGGCTGGCGGCGGGGGTGTTCGCGTGGGCGTAGAGGCCTACAGCGACCAGGGCGAGGAGCGTGAGTACGGCTCGGCCGCACCACTTCCGGATCCCGGCCTTCACCGCGCACCGCCACGGGTGGCGAGTCCGGTGGGACGCATCACGGGTGCCTTCCTGGATCGAGGGTGGTGGCCGGGGCCCGCCCGTGGGGGACGTGTGCGGGCCCCGGCCGTTGGGTGCCGCGCCGTGACGTGAGGGGGGTCGGCCACGGCGCGGCAGTCTTAGGGGTGCCGCAGGAGGTTCCCGACGGCGATCACACGGACGTGCATCGTGGTGCCGTACCGGCGGGTGAGCGCCGCAGCGAGGTCCAGGTCGATCGAGAGGCCGACCAGCTCACCGGCGAACACGGGGGTGTACGCGTTGAGGTGCACCAGCCCATCCGCATCCACCTGGGTCGGGACAGGGCCGACGTTGCGGAGCTCTAGACCCGACAAGCCCGACACCTGCTCCACGTCCCGGACCACATCCATCCAGTCGTGCCGGACACGGGCGAGGGAGGGGACCTCCGCCGGCGCGCCGAACGCCGCGTAGGCGGCGGGCGTGGTCATCGGGCACCGCCGAGGATCTGCTCCAGCCCGGTCATGTTCACCAGCACCTCCCGGGCGTGCGACCCATCGGAGGGGCCGACGATGCCGAGCTCGTGCATCTGGTCCATGAGGCGCAGTGCCTGCGCGAACCGCAGACGCATCTTGCGCTGGATCAGGCCCACGGAACTGAACTGGGCGCCCACAACCAGACGCGCGGCCTCAGCGAGGAGACCATCGGGCGCAGTCTGGGCGGTCATGACGCGACCGCCGCGGTGGTGGCCGGCGTGGTCTGCACGGCGGGGAGAGCGTCCTCGGGGATGCGGATGGCGCCTCCGCGGCCCTGCGGGGTGGTCCCGGCGGGGCGGGGCTTGCCGTAGCGGACGTGTTCGAGGACGCCCTCCGCGACCCACCGGTAGATCGTCGACGGGTGGACGCCGACGAGGGCCGCGGCTTCCTTTACGCGCAGCATCGGGACTCCTTTCGCAAGAGCGCGGGTTCTTCGCAACCGTACTCCCAATAGCGATGGGTAGACAAGCACTACTGGTCAACGGCACCCTGAACACAGACCAGCACCACGCTCCTGATCAAACAGAGCGCTACAGTGGCCACGCCCAACACTCCGCGAACCGAACGAGGCCCGCCCAATGACCAGCCCCGCCACCGGACGCCCGACCCGTACCGAGGCAGGGTGACCATGGCCGCCAAACGCAAGACCCCCACCGAAACCGACCCCCGCCCCCTGCACGTCAAGGTCGCCGCCGATCTGCGCGCCGGCATCATGGCCGGGGAGTACCCGCCCGGCTCGAAGCTGCCGTCGATCAGCACGCTGAAGAAGCGATTCGCGCAGGAAGAGACCGACCCCGCCACCGGGCAGCCCGTGCTGCGGGAGGCGTCGAGTCAGACCGTCGTCAACGGCATCTCGATCCTCAAGGACGAGCACCTCGCAGTCGGCCAGGCCGGGCGCGGCGTCATCGTCCGCCCTCACCGGCAGCGCACCATCACCCCCGCCGAAACCCTCGCACCGTCAGCGGAGGGGGAACGGTACAGGTGGCTGGACGTCCTCGCCCGCGACGGCGGCACCGCCACCTCCACCCTGCTCGACGTGGCGGAGGTGCCGGCGCCGGCGGACGTGCGGACGGTGTTCGGCCTCGACGACGACGCCGTAGTGGTGGAGCGGACGCTGCTGTTCAGCGTCGATGACGAACCGGTCGAGCTGGTCCGGAACTACTACCCGACCGACATCGCCCGCGGCACCGCGCTCGCGGAGCGGCGGCGGATCAAGGGCGGCACCCCCACCCTCCTCACCGAGATGGGACTCCCGCCGCGGACCGCCGACGACTTCGTCACCGCCCGGATCCCCACCACCGACGAGTACCAGGCGCTCCGGCTGCCGACCGAGCTGCCGATCCTGCGGATCCTCCGCGTCGTCACCACCGACGACGACCGGCCGATCGAGGTCAGCATCACGGCGAAAGCGGGGCATCTCAACGAGATGCACTACCGCATCCCCATCACCTGAGCAGGGAGCCAATCATGATCGTGCGTGTGGCCGGCGTGTCCCTAGGGTGCCCGTCGGATGGTCCGGCGGAGTCCCCGTAGGAGAACGCCTTGCCTCGCACGTCGAACCGCCGCTGGAAGGGCTGCCCGTTGTGCCGCCCGCACAAGATCGCCGGGTACGGTGACGCGGCCCGCGCACCGTGGGCCGTGAACCGCAAGACCGGTCGTAAGCGCCGCTGGAACCGGCACGACTGGCGCGACGCCGAGTAGGAACACGCAAGCGCCCCGTCTCCCATCTCGGGAAGGCGGGGCGCTGTTCGTTCGCGCGTCAGGCGCCGGCGAGCTCCAGGGGGCCGGGCTGGTACTCGACCTTGTGGACCGGCTGGTGGTCGTCGTCGTCCCACCGCGGCGTGAAGCCACCGGCGGCGTGGATGGCCGCGCGGATGATGGGCTTGGCCAGGGCGACGGCCTTCTCCTCGGTGGCGTCGATGGTGAACTCGATCTCGACTTCGCCGCTCGCGAGGCTCCCGCCGATCGACGGGTCGTGGAACTCCGGGTTGCACTTTTCGAGCTTCAGGAGCTCTTCCGTGAGGTCGTCGAGGTGTGCTTCGAGCGCCTCGGCGGCGTCGCCTTCGTCGTCGCTGGTGCCCCCGAGGACGTTCACGGTGAAGCGCCAGATCATGTCGGTCTGCGTCATCGTTCATCCTTCCAGCAGGTCCGTTCGAACCACTTCTGCGCGTTCAAGACGTACCTCGGATTGCTGGGTGAGAGGTGAATGGTCTTGATGTGCTTCCCCTCACACCCGCACTTGCCTTTGTAGTACCCGTTCCCTCGCTCGAAGACCCATCCGCGGTCCTCAGCTTCGCGCATGAGGGCCTCGATGTCCTTCTTGGGATGTTTGGGTCGGTCCCCCACCCGTTGTCTCCTCAGGCAGGCGCGACCCCTGCGTGGACGGTACCGGAATGAAGTCACGGAAAGGTCGCGCTGTGAAACTGGACACTAGGGCAGCCGCAATGGTTGTGCGCGGCGAATACCCCGAAAGAGTTGCGTTCCGTGTCGTTGAGACTACTCCTAGATCACACGGGCGCTCGGTCATCGACCGGATGGCCGGGGTTCAGGCACCACACCGTCTGCCGGTCGCGGGTGACGGTCATGCCCCACTCGTAGATCCCTGGTGAGCCGAGCGTGGCCCACCAGTCCCAGGCGCGTTCCAGTTCGTCGGCGAGGCGCCGGGGTCCGCCTTGGTAGGCGATGGTGGGGCCGTCGGGTTGGGCGGAGAGGCTGGCCCAGGAGGTGCCGTCGTGGAGCCACGCGGACACCCCGTCCTCGTCGCGGCCGGTGTCGATCTGGACGTCGGGGAGCAGGGCGCGGAGCGCGAACTGCAAGCTGATGTCCTCCAGCGCGTCGACCGGTCGGAAGGGGCGTTCGTCGTCGGGGTCGCCGTCGCCTCGGACAGCGGAGTAGGCGAGGACCCGCAGGGTCGGGAGGCGGTCACGGGTGGGCATGAACTGCGCGAGCCCCCGCACCCGGCCCGAAGCAGATTGACCGTCGGGGTCGACGGTGAGGGCGAAGTGCCCGAGCCGCTCCCGCGGGAACACCACCACGCCGCCCGGTCGGGTCTGGGCGATCCAGGCCCACGGGACGGGGTCGACGGCGAACGTCGCGATCACCCGATCGAACAGGCCGTCGTCGGGTGCGCCGGTCAGGCCGTCGCCGACCCGGACTGCCACGTCGAGGCCGGCCGCGCGGAGGCGCGCCGTGGCCTCGTCGGCGAGCTGCGGGTCGGTCTCGATGCTCACCACCCGCCCGGGCCCGGCGCGGTGGGCGGTGAGGGCGGCGTGCCAGCCGGTGCCGGTCCCCAGCTCCAGCACGCGATGCCCGGGGGCCAGGTCGAGGGAGTCGAGCATCTCGGCGACGACGGCGGTGGCGGACAGGCTCGATGACGGGAGGTCGTCGGCGAGCTGGGTGACGGCCGCCGTGTCCGGGTCGCCGTAGACCAGCTCCGCCCACGCGGCGGGGTTGGTGTCGCGGTGGATGGGCTCGTAGGCGTCCTGCCCGTTCCACCGCCACAGCACGGGGGGCGCGAAGTCGTGGCGGGGCAGCGCCGCGACCGCCTGCCGGATCCAGGGGGATCGGGCCGGCCAGTCACCGCGCTGCTCCATCACACGATCCTGCGCGCGCTGTTCCTCGACGAACTGTGCGGTCACGTTGCCCTACTTGCCCTTCGGCTTGGCGTGCTTCGGGTCCGGCTGCGGGGGCGGCGGGACGCGCCCGTCGCTGTTGCCGGGCGGCGGCTTCCCCTGGGACGGGTCCTTCGGCGGCTTCTCGTGCTTGCCCATGTAGATGCCCTTCTCGTGGGTGCGCGTGCCGCGGCCGGACTGCCGGGCACGCTACTCCGCGCAGCGCCCGGACGGCGGAAAGTCACGATCCGCACGACCGAGAGCCTTGCTACCAATCGAGACTAGCAGTAGTTTGCTGACTGCTGGCAGACTCCGGCACGACCCCACCGCACGGCAGCCCAGAGGACCCGATGGAACCCGACCACGGCGGCATCCAGTGCAAGACCCACACGCACTACGAGATGACCTGCGACGAGTTCGAGGCACTCCGCGCACGCGCCGGAGGCCGCTGCGAGGTCTGCCGGCGCCTCCCCGAAGAGACTGGAGCGAAGAAGCTCTTCATCGACCACGACGGCCAGTACGGCACCGCTGCGGTCCGCGGACTCCTCTGCGGACGCTGCAACAACCGGCTCGGCATGCTGGAGAACCCCGACTACCGCCGCAGCTTCGTGCGGGACCCGCGGGCCCGAGGCCTCCACGAGTACCTCCGCAACGCCTGGTTCATGCAGATCACCCGCTGGGCCCGCAACCGGCCCGGCATCCTCGACATCGCCGACGCCCAGCCACGCGGCCCGATCCAGGGCGCCCAGGCCAACACCATCGTCCGGGCGATCAACACCCGGCTCGGCACCGCACCCGACCTCACCATGCGGACCGTCATCACCGAAGGCCGCATCGACCACGAAGTCCAGGCCCGATACCACGTCAACACCGGGCACCTGGTCCTGCACTTCACCGCGACCGGCCCCTGCAAGGTGGCGTACCGCCGCGCAGGAGTCATCACCGGACCCGACCAGGCCGAGGAACCGTTCGCCGACTGGCGCGACGCCCTCGCCCGACTCGGGGCCTGACACGCCGCCGGCCGGGTGGTTGCACCCACCCGGCCGGGCTGGCGGCCCGAAGGACCACCACGGAGAAGCACCCTGCTGAAGGAGTTCTCGTGTTCAACCGTATCTCGCTGCGCCGCCGCGTCACCAGGCCCGTCGACCAGCACCCGCTCCCGCCCGACCGGGTGGAGCTCGACCCGATCCTGAGCATCCCGGCCACGCCGGGCATGGTCCTGGACGGCCGCATCGACATCCACGCCCTCGCGCTGGCGCAGGCCGCCCGCTCCTACGCCACCACCCCAGGCCAGGCTGGCCTGCCGCAGGTGGCGCTGACGGAGGCTCGGGGCCGCATCTGGGACGCCCTCGACTCGTTCCTCGTGGCGATCGCGGCGGAGGTCGACGGCGACGACACCGAGCCCTACACCGAGCGCATGCGGACCCTGCTCCTCAACCGGGCGGCCCGCCTGTTCCCCGACGTGCTCACCCACACCGCCCGCGCGGCGGTGCTGCGCGGCGAGGACCCGCAGCTCGCTGTCGAGACCACGGCGGCACTGCTGCGCCGCCTGCTGAGCCTGGACGCCGCCCAGGTGATCGCCGAGGAGACCGCGCTGTGACCGCCGCGATGGTGAGGGGACTCGTGGACGCCTACCACGTGGTGCGGGAGACCGGGCTGCCGGCGGAGGACATTGCGCTGCTGCTGGAGGCGGTGACCGGGCCGTACTGGCGGGAGAAGACCACGGCGTGGCTGGCGGTGGAGACGCGGCCGATCGTGCGGGCCGCACTGCTGCGGGTGCTGGGGGAGGAGGGGTCGTGATCCGGGTGCCGATGACTGAGCGCGAGACCGCCACGGTCCTCGCCGCGTTGCGCGGCCAGCAGCCCGCGACGGAGGCGGAGGCGGCCGAGTACGAGCGGGTCGCGAACCTCGTCGAGTTCCACCGCAGCCTGCAGCGCCCGGAGGTGCCCCGGTGACCGCCAACGACAAGCCGGAAGAGCCGGAGCGTCCGGCTGGCCCGGCGTGGATGCCGCCGACGGAGGCGGAGAAGGCCGCGGCTGAGGCCCGGCGCCGGGAGATCGCCCGGCGGAACACCATCTACGGCTACTGAGGGGGACGCTGTGAACAACCGCACCGAGCTGTACGCGACCAGGACCACCGACGGCGGCAAGGGGGAGCGGGTGCAGCTCCGCGAGGCGATGCTCGCGATCGGCTCCGCGCTCCTGCACGGCGACCTCGTGGAGCCCCGCGAAGAGCAGCGCCCGGGCGGGCCGGTGACCGTGACGGTCACCGTGAAGACCTCGGGCGGCGCGACCGCCTACCAGTACGTCCGCGGCTACTAGGCCGCCACAAGGCTCCGGGGCCGCACCCCGACTCAGCAAGGGTGCGACCCCGGTTCGGCGGAGCCCAATCCGCCACCCAACTCACTCGCCCAACGACCATCGGGGAGCAGAACCCATGATGCAGCACACCACCGTCATCGGCACGCGAGTCACCGTCACCAACCTCGACCACGCCGCCGCCACCCGCGCCACGGTGCGGCGCCGCCGCGGCTCCAACTGGGCCACCGTCACCGCCACCTCCGGGCAGCGGATCGGCGAGACCAACCGGCCGTTCGACACCGAGCTGGTGGCCGCGATGCACGCCCTGGCGTACCCGACCGACACCCACTGACCCAACCGCCGGCCCGGGCCCGCGCACCAGCGGCCCGGGCCGGCTCTTCGGAGGACACCGTGAACACCCTCTGGCGCCCCCGGGGCCCCGTCGACGACCGCAACGACATCGGCGGCGACTACCAGGCCGGGAAGGCGTACAGCCGCCGCTACACCAGCCCCCAGCAACCCGAAGCACTGGTGGAGGTGTACTTCTACCCCGAGCAGATCAACCCCGCCCGGTGGGGTGTCCGCCGCGCCATCACCTACACCCTCTGCGCCGACACCCGGCGCCCGGGCGACACCGAGTGGTGGTCGGACACCTGCTACGACCTCGACCGCGAACCCCACCGGGCACTGGCCACCACCCTCGCCGACGCCGAACACGCCGCGAAGACGGAGATGGAGCGGTTCGACCCGGCGACGCTCAACTGGAACGGGGAGCGGTTCTAGCCGCCGGCTGAGGGGCGTCGCCCGTTCGTTGGCCGTTGGCGCATCGCCTCGACCGCTTGCTCGTAGAACTTGGGGGTCACGAGGTAGGCGCGCCTACGGCCTCGCACGGTCAGCGCGCTAACGAGCCCGTCTTCGCGGACCTGCTCGATCAGGCGGGTCAACAGCGCGCGGGCGATGGTCAGGGGGACTTCCTGGACGCCGTCGTCGGCGATGTGCGGTTCCTGATCGGGCATGGCCAGAGTGTAAGACATGCTTTAAGTTACCACAGTTTCCATTCTTTAAAGAAACGTGCGACAATGACCAGGTGAACCAACCACACGACGGCCAGCCGTGCACCGTCCACCGGCTGTACCGAATGGGCTGCGCGGAGTACGACGCGCTGAGGGCCCGAGCAGCCGGCCACTGCGAAGCGTGCGGAGTGCCGAGCGAGGAGACCCCTCAGGGGGTGCTCTTCATCGACCACGACCACCGCTACGGCTTCTCGGCAGTACGCGGGCTCCTCTGCTCGCGCTGCAACTCGAAACTCGGAGGGATGGAGAGGGCGCACAACAGCATCCTGAAGATCGACCGCGATCCCGTCTTCGGCCCCTACGTGCGGAACTCCTGGCACCTGCAGGTGGTCCACTGGGGGCGCATGCAGGACAACTTCCTGGGCAACCCGCCCCCCGAACTCTGGGAGTTCAACGAGCTGGTCCTGCGTTTCTCCACGGTGCGGCATACCACCAGGCTGCTCGGCATGGCGCCCACCGTGACCACTCGCGGACTCGTCCACCCCGGCTACTTCGGCGCCCAGATCACTGCCACCTACGAGATCGGCAGCCACCGAGGCTGCTCGATCCACTTGCGCCGCACAACCGGGCGCGTCCTGAAGAAGGTCGGATTCCATGTCTTCGAGAACGGAAGCGGCGCACGCTTCACGGCGTACAGCGGCCTCGCGGACGCACGCAAGCACTTGATCAAACTGATGGAATCCGCATAAGCGCCGGCCGGGTGGAGCAGCGAACTCCACCCGGCCGCAGCAGCCCGGCGAGCAGCGAACACGCCGAACCACAGAGCCCCAAACGGTCAAGAAAGGCGCTCTCCCCTTGAGCGTACCCAACCAGCCCACCGCTGGCCCCACCGGCACGACGCGCCCCACCGGGGAGGTGTCGCGATGAACTACGGCCGGATCCGCCGTGGCCCGATGGCTGCGGACGCCTTCACACAGATCAGGAACTCGCTGTTCCGTGACTCGCGGCTGTCGTTCCGCGACAAGGGCATCTTCGGGCTGATCAGCACCCACGCCGATGGCTTCGGCGTCAGCGCCGAGGCCATCGCGGCGTGCTCCCCGACGGACGGCGTGACGGGCGTGAAGACGAGCCTGCGGAACCTGGAGAAGCACGGCTACCTCCGCCGGACCCGCGAACGCAACACGGACGGCACGCTCGGCGCCTCGGTGTACTTCATCACCGACGACCCGACGCTGTTCCCCGGCACCGAAGAGCCCCCGGCGGTGGAAAACTGCAGGTCGGAACCTGCGGGGGCTCAGCCACCGGTGGCTGAGCCTACGGTGGGCCAGCCTACGGTGGCTGAACCAGCGGTGGCTGAACCAGCGGTGGGCCAGAGCACGCATAAGAAGAACAACTCCAAGAAGACCATCTTGGAGAAGAACATCTCTCTCTCCCCCGCCCCGTCAGAACCCGCCCCAGCAGCCGGGGTTGACGGCGAGAGAGAGATCCACGACGGCGACGACACCGCGAAGGTCGCAGAAGCCTGGGCGACCGCCCGTGGCGGCGCCCGCATCCCCTCGGCAGAGCGCGAAGTCCGGCGGTCCGCCGCTGAACTCCTCGCCGGGGGCTGGCTCCTGCCGGACGTGATCGCTCTCGCCGAGGACATGGCCCGCCGCAAGCCGCAGTACACCGCCCTCGGCACGCACGCCCGCCACTGGCAGCCTCCCGCCCCGGCCACGGGCAGGAGGATGATCGTCGCGGACACCCACCGCACCCGCCCCGAATGCCCCGGCTGCGACCGCCCCCTGCGGCACGGCGCGCCCGAAGGACTCTGCGTCGACTGCCGCGCCGAACACCGCGAATCCGCCTGAGGAGAACCGTGAACCCCAACACCCCCGCCGACGACCTCGCCGCGATGCAGCACCTCATCGCCGACTTCACCGCCGCCGAGCGTCAGGTCGAGCAGGCCAACCGGCGCCTGAACGACGCACACGCCGCGATCCTCCACAAGATCGCGGAACTGCGCGCCAAGCTCGACTCGCCCTACGCCCCCGAAGTCGTCGCCGTGGCCCGCCACCTGTACTGGCAGCAGCCCGGATTCCGCACCAAGCCGCTCGCCAAGGCCGCCGGGTTCAGCCACCACCAGGAGATGCTCCGCGCGCTGGGAGGCTGCCCCTCCGGCCTCACCTGCGCCGGCTGCGGCCGGGACATCCCGCGCACCAGCCGCTCGTGGACGCCGCCCTACAACCGGCTGTGCCCGGACTGCGACAAGGACCGCAGCCGGAAGGAGCAGCGCCGGTACCAGGTGGAGGCCCTGCGCGCCCGGATCATCGGCGACACGAAGGTGCCCGCTGCGGCACGTGACTGGCTGGCCGTGACCGCGCTCGTGGTCGCGTACCCGCCGCTGTCCATGGGGATCCCGCAGGACCACGAGGACGCCCGGCAGCTCGGCACATGGGTGGGCTGGGAGAACGCCCGGAACCTCCAGCAGGAGCTGCTGCGGGCCGGCGCCGCAGGGGACACCGAGCTGGGCGTCGCCCTGGCTCCCGCCGACGCGCTGCTGAAGACCGCGCTGCACGTGGTGGGTTGGGACACGGCCCGGACGGTGGAGGTCGTGTGCGCGTACACCGAGGCGCCTGCGCACATGCTGATCACCCGGCTTCGGGCGGCGGCGAAGGAGGTTCGGGAGCGGGCGACCGCGCGGGCCTACGAGCTCTACCCGGAAGGCTACGAGCCGACCCCGGAGGAGCAGCGGGTCCTGTGGGCGCGGGAGTAGCGCTTGCCGGCCGGGGCGGCTACCAGATGACGGTGTCGCTGATCTCGTCCTGGCCGATGTCCCAGGAGATCGACCGGATCATGTGCGGCGGGTACGCGCGCTCCTCGTTACCGAGCTGCTGCCCGTCTTGCAACCGGACCCAGCCGTCCGCGATCCACACCGCCTCGAACTTCGAGTCGTCCTTCGGCCCGGCTGCGGTTTTGATCGGCTCCGTGAACACCACCCGCGCCTTACCGCCCTGCACCGGCATCCCAACCACCTCCGTCCAGCCCCTCACTCCAGCGTGCGCGTCTCGCTGGCGCCCCGCACCCGGAAGGAACCCAACATGATCCGCGAGAACAAGTTCGTGCTGTCCCGCAAGCCCTACGCCGTCGACTTGAGCTCGTTGAAGGCCGGTGAGGACATGGCCACTGTGGTCGCGGTGTGGTTCCGGCGTCGCCGCCCGCGGTCTGCGCCCTCGGTGGGGCCGGTGACGGTGGCGTGCATCGGGCAGTTGTGGGACATCCAGCGCCCCCGTCCGGCGACCGCCGCTGAGTTCCTCGACCGGCTCACGGACGGGCGGTACGGGGGTACGTGCTGGGCGCGGTGGGACGGTTCTTCGCTGTGGACCACCGCGACGCTGGAGGTGGCGGAGCGGGCGCTTGGGGTGCTGCGGCCGATGCTCGCCAACTACCCAGAGATCCCGCCCGGCTACGACGGGTGGTGGCGATTCTGACACGGGCAGTGACCTGCACAGATCCGCTGTGACCGGTCATCAAATCCCGTCACGATCAAGCTACTTGAACCCCCATAATGAACGCATACCGGGAGGAAATCTCATGACCCCCACTCCTGTCCCCAGCCCGACACTGCCCCTCGATGTCGCCGGCACCCCGAACGACCGCCCTGCACTGCGTGTGCTGTCGCTGGGTGCTGGGGTGCAGTCCACGACGCTGCTCCTGCTGTCCGCCGAGGGGCGCCTGCCCCGCCTGGACGCGGCAGTGTTCGCCGACACCGGATGGGAGCCGCGCGCGGTGTACGAGCACCTGAACCGGCTGGAGCGCGAGGTCGCCGAGCCGGCGGGCATACCGATCCACCGGGTCAGTGTCGGCAACATCCGCGACGACGCCCTCAACCCGGAGCACCGGTTCGCGTCCATGCCGCTGTTCATCCGCAACCAGGACGGCGGCGACGGCATCACCCGGCGCCAGTGCACCTCTGAGTACAAGCTCAAGCCGATCAAGGCGCAGGTGCGGCGGATGCTCGGCTACCCGCACCCCACGCAGGTGCCGCGCGGAATGTTCGCTGAGCAGTGGGTTGGGATCTCCCGGGACGAGATCGGCCGGGCGAAGGACTCCGGCATCCAGTACCTGCGCTCCGCGTTTCCGCTGCTCGACCTGGACGGCGCGGCGGACGGCCGGCTTGGCTGGACCCGCGAGGACTGCCTGCGGTACCTGCGCGCCAACGGCTGGGAGTCCACCCCGAAGTCCGCGTGCATCGGCTGCCCGTTCCACGGCAACGCCCAGTGGCGGCGGATGCGCGACGAACGCCCGGAGGAGTGGGCGGACGCCGTCGCGTTCGACGCCGAGATCCGGGCCGGGAACGCCCGCGGCAACGCCAACGGCAAGCCGCTGCTCGGCGAGGCGTACCTGCACGCGTCGCGGATGCCGCTCGACCAGGCGCCGATCGACCGCGTCTCGTGGCACGAGTGGCGGTCCCGGCAGACCGACATTTTCGACCAGATCGCCGACGCCGAAGCCGGCGACCCGGACGGCTGCTCCCCGTGGTCATGCCGCTCCGGCTCGCCCGTCGTGGGCGAGGAAGCCACCGCCGATGTCTGACAAGGAGGCGGCCCGCATGGGCGCGAAGGACCGCAGTACCCCGCCGTCGCAGTGGTGCGACTGGTGGGAGACCCCGGTGACGATGCTCACCGACACCATCGGCTACGGCTGGCCGGGCGAGCCCTACACCGACCCGAGCGAGCCGCAGCCGTGGTTCTGGCACTGGTGCCGCGCCGCGGCGAACGGCGACGGCCGGTGGATGGCGCAGGCCACCAGCGCGCACACCTTCGTGTCCCGGGAGCCCCTGCACCTGGAACCGAGCCTGCTGTGGCCCTGCTGCGGCACGCACGGGTGGGTCCACGACGGGGCGTGGGTGCCGGCATGACCGTGGACGGGCTGGCCCACTTCCGCGAGGCCTTCCGGCGGATGCCCTACGCCTGCGCGGAGGAGCATCTGGCCGTGTGCGCCTCGACCGTGCTGGCCAAGGTGCGGACGATCACCTTCGGCAGGTCCGTCGCCGTGGTGCGCTGCGATCACGGCCGTGTCGTCGGCTACGAATGGCTGTCCGACCCGGCCGCGATGTGCAAGCGGTGCCGCGGCTCCTGGCACGTCTGCGAGGAGCACCCGGACCGGCCGTGGGGCGGGCTGTGCTGCGACGCCGCGGTGAACGGCGAACCGGCGGCCGACGGCCGGTGCGAGCACGGCGCCTGCGCGTGCGGCGCGGCAGGGGAGCCGTGTGCGGCCTGCGGCCCGGCATGACCCGACCCAACCCGAGCAACTGACCAACCGACAGGAGGATCCATGGCCACCCCGACCACCACCGACGCCCTGCTCGACGCCCTCACCGCGCATTTCATCAAGCCCGACCAGACCTGGGCCGGAGCCGTATGCCTCACCGAAGTCACCGCCCCCGGCAACAGCAACCGCCGCGCTGACCTGGTCCACGTCGGGCTCTGGGCCAGCCGCGGCGCCGGCGGCATCGACGTGTGCGAGCTGAAGACCAGCCGCTCCGACTTCCGCCGCGAGATCGACCAGCCCGCGAAGGCCGAGGCGTGGTGGCCGTACAGCAGCCGCTTCTGGATCGTGTCCCCGAGCGTGGAGGTGACGCCCCCGGGCGAGCTGCCGCCCGGGTGGGGCCTGATGGTTCCCGGCCGCGCCCGGCGCTTCAAGACGGTCGTCGCGCCCGCCGAGCGTGAACCGAAGATCACCACCGGGCTGTTGGTGACGCTGCTGAAGGCCACCGAGACCACTCGCGTCAACGCGGTGGAGCGTGAACGCGACAGGCTGCGCGCCGCGCACCGCCAGGAGATGCAGGAGGTCCGCCGCGAGGCGCAGATGCGGGCGCTTCCCTCCGCTGAGCGGCAGCGCCTGGAACTCCTCGACCAGCTCGAAGCCGCCCTCGGGATGACGCTGGACCGCTACCCGTGGGGCAACCAGATCCGGCCCGAGGACGCGGCCGAGGCGCTGCGGACCCTGGCCGCTGGTCAGGCCGCATGGTCGGCTGCGCAGGAGGAGACGCGCCGCAAGGCGACCAACATCGCGCGGATGGCGGAGGAGCTGCAGCAGCGGGCAGCCGCGCTGCTACAGGCCGCGCCGGAGCGGCTGGAGGCGGCGTCATGAGCGCGGCCCTGCACCTCGCTTACGCCTACGAGCCGCCGCCCGGGCCTCGTCGGAAGCGGGACCGAGGCGGCCCCCGTGGACCACGCGGCCCGCGCGCCCCGTACCTGATCGTCCCGAGGAACGCGTGCGAGGCATGCGCCGCGCACTGGCACCACAAGTGCTGGGGCGTCGACCTGTTCCTGCCCGACGACCAGCGCCCGGACTGCCCGTGCCCGTGCGGCGACCGCAACGACCCGACCGGGCTGCGCATGTCGCCGGCGGCGTGGGCGGACCTGGCCATGTTCTGCCCGGAGAAGGTGTGGCAGGCCGTCCTCATGCAGCAGATCCGCGACGGCATCGCCGCCCGCTTCTGCGCCGGGCCTCGCCACCACAACGACGCCCCGTCCCCGACCAACTGACCAACCCCGCGAAGGAGATCGCCATGCCTGACCTGTACTACGACGACCACGCCGACTACGAGGATCTGCCCGGCGGCTGCGACCACTGCGCCGGCAGCACCCCCGAGCAGCTCTCCGCCGCGGCGAACGGCGGGCTCGTCCCGGTGTGTGCCTGCGCGATCGGCCAGGGCGCCGGACCCGGCGACTGCGTGTGCGGGACCGCGACGACGGAGGAGACCGACTGATGGCTGAGCACGACATCACGTTGACCGTCCGCATCCAGGCCCGCGGCGACTACTGGGACGACGCCGCCGACCTCGCCCGCAACGCCCGCGCGTGGATCGACGCCGCGCTGGAGGACCGCGACGACATCCACACCGTCACCATCAGCGAAGCCGAGCCCGTCCCCGTGCTGGGTCCGCCCGCGTGCGACGAACCCGTCACCGCCCACGGTGTCGACTACCGCTGCCCGCTCCCGATCCGCCACGACGGCGACTGCCTCCCGCCGATCACCATCACCGCCTGCATGATGCCCGAGGAGTCCGGCCAGTGAGCGCGGCCCTGCACCTGGCGCACGCCTACGAGCCGCCGCCCGGGCCGAAGCGGAAGCGCGACGGAGGCGGCGGGGATGGGCCCAGCAGGTTCGCCCGGGTGGCACACGAGATCTACCGCGACGACCGGGCAGACCACGAAGCCAAGGAACTCCTCCTCGCGCTCACCTACGCCTGCACCACGCCCCGCGAAGACGGCGCCTCGGTGTGGACGATCGCTCGAACCTGCCTCGGCCGTGGCCGGCGCGGGCGTTGGCGCCTCGCCGAGCTGCTGGCGAAGGACGCTCCCCGCTACCACTTCAGCTTGCGCGCGCCGCGTTGGGAGGGACACGAGGAGGACGAGTTGTGGCACCGCTGCTGCGCTCCGCGCCTCCGGCCCTACCGTGAGCCCGCGCCATCCCAGGCGATGTTCAACTTGGAGATCCCAGAGGAGCCGCGGCCGGAGCCTGAGGAGGACTTCCGTAACCGGCTCGGAGTGTGCGGCGCGGACGCCAGCGAGTACGTGATCGAGAAGCTGCCCGACACCGGCTGGCACAAGGCCCACTGGTTCTGCACCCGGCACGAGTCGGAGCGGCGGCGCACTGAGCGGCAACTGATCGAGCCGAACCGGTTGGCGCCGGCGCCGATCCCGAACCGGGGCGGGCTGCTGCCGTGCTACTTCGACGCGGAGTGGCTGACGGTGTACCGCCTCTACTGCGGGGAGCAGTGGAAGCCGCCGGTGTACGGGATGCGGGCAGACGGCTGGCCGATCCCGGGCAAGGAGCCGGTGCCGATGCGGGCGCGGCTGCGTCTGGCCGCGTTGGACGGCGAGATCCTCGCCCAGAACACCTGACCACCCCTCACCAAGGAGCCATAGTGCACAAGATCCCCACTCTGTTCCAACGCGACCCCGACGACCGCGCCCACGTCCTGCCCACCGTCACCCCGGGCTGCGAATGGGTCCTCAACGGCATCGGGACGCCGCTGCGGAAGTACGACGGCACCTGCGTCCTCCTCGACAACGACGGCTCGTGGTGGGCCCGGCGCGAGGTGAAGCCCGGCAAGAAGGAGCCCGCCGGCTTCCGGGCAGTGCAGCACGACGACGTCACCGGCAAGACGGTGGGTTGGGAACCGATCGGGCAGTCCTCGTTTGCCCGATGCTTCGAGCAGGCCCTCGACTTCGCGCGCGCCGCCCACAAGCCGACGCCGCCCGGCACCTACGAGCTGCTCGGCCCGAAGATCAACGGGAACCCCGAGCGGTGGGAGCGCCACGGCCTGCTCCTGCACGCCAGCGCCGCCGTGGTCGGCATGCCCCGCACGATCACCTTCGAGAGCCTGCGGGGCCTGTTCCTCGGCATCCTCGCCCCGCTCGGCTACGAGGGCGTCGTCTGGCACCGGGAAGTCGGCGTGCCCGGGACCCAGATGGCCAAGCTCAAGGTCCGCGACTTCCTGCGTGACAGCGAGGCCGGGCGGTGAGCGGCTTCTTCGAGGCGGGCCACACGTACCTGCATCACGGGGAGGACGGTGAGCCGTCCACCGAGGGCCTGTTCACCGTCCAGTTCGTCGGCCGCGCGCCAGCGGCGTTCGAGTCTTACGACGAGACCGGCGGGGTCGCGTTCGGGTGGCGGCAAGGCCCCGGCGCGGACGGCACGTGGGAAGCCCTCGGGGCCTACACCACGCCGGACTTCGCCGGGTGGCGCGAGGTCCGCACACCGCCGCCCGCCGCGACCCCGGACGGCTGCCGGTGGTGCGGCGAACCCCGGCCGCACGGGCGCCAGTACACGCCGGGGCGGGGCCAGCACACGTGGGAGCAGCCCACCAGCCGGCAGCGTCTGGAGCGGATGCAGGAGCGCCGCAACGACCGCCTCGCGCCGCCGCCCGCACCGGAGGTCCCGACGGACATGACCGGGGCCGCTGTCATCGTCTGCTACAGCCGGTGCTGGGCGTGCCAGTTCGGTGACCACTACGATCCGCCGACGCCGCATCCGTGGTGGGACGAGGACGACGTCGCGCACGCCGCAGAGACCGGGCAGGAGCCGCCGACGGGGAACTGCGGGTGCTCCTGCGGCCGGCAGCAGCCCGGGACCGAGGAGCGGCGGTGACCGGCATCAACGAACTCGCGGCCGTGGTGCGTGCGGGCCTTGCTGAGGATGAGCGGGTGGCGCGGGCGGCGAGTGAGGGCCCGTGGTCGGTCGACTCCGAGAGCTACGCGGAGACGGTGTACGGGCACGGTTCGGTGGAGGTGGTGGCGGGTGGTCGTTGGGGCGGTGAGGCCTCGGTGTTCGAGTCGACCGAGGACGCCGTCCACATCGCCCGCCACCATCCGGCGCGGGTACTGGCCGACGTCGCCGGGCGCCGCGCCCTCGTCGATGCGCTCCTCGCGGAACCGCACGCCGTGCAGGACGACGACGGGTGGTACAGCTGCTCACAGGCCGGCGAGGACTGCTGGGATTCGGACCGGCGTGGCGACCCCTGCGACTGCGGCCGGGACGACCGCGTCCGCTCCTACCTCCAACACCTCGCCCGGCCCTACCAGGAGGACAGCCGTGGATGACGACACGGTGGTGACGATGACGCAGGAAGCGTTCGAGACAGCCGCCCGGCGCGCCCTCGCCGATCTGGGCCTGACCTACCGCGAGTTGGCGGAGCAGGCCCAGCGCAGGGAGTTCAGCAGCGAGCGGGCCCACCTGCTGTGGGTGTCCATCGGCGGCACCGTCAACGAGGAGACGCTGTGACCACCGCCAGTGAGCCCCTCGTCGTCGACCGCGGCGAGTGGGATGCCCTGCTCGCCGTCGCGGTCCTGTACCTCGCGGCGTTCGCCGACGACGAGTTGCTGTCCGGGACCGAGAAGCTGCAGCACCAGCAGATCCAGGCGATCGTGGCCAAACACGGCCGCCGCTACTGAGGAGCCGAAGTGACTGATGACCTGTGGGCCGGGCTGGACGAGCGCCTGAACGACCGGCGGTTGGTGGTGTTGGAGTCGTCGGAGCGGCCGTCTGCGGTCGACGGGCTCGTCGACCTGCTGCGCCCGCTCGTGGCCAGCGTGATCGCTGAGCGGGACCGGCTGGCCGCGCGGGTCGCTGAGCTGGAGGCTCAGGCCGGCCAACTCCCGCCCCCGTCTGGAGAGATCCCCGATCAGCCGGACCGGTGCGGGCGCTGCCGGTGCACTGACTGCGGCGGCCGGCTCGACGAACACACCCCGGACGGATGCCGCTGCACGTCCTGCCAGCTCGGCCCGCCCTGCTCCCTCTCCGAGTTCCTGCCGGACACCCGCATCGATCTCCTCGCCCGCGCCCTCGGTCCGCTGCTGGCGGCCGACGTCAGCGAGGCCCTGCAGCAGCGGTGTCTCGCGGTGGCGCACGCCGCGCACCACGCCATGCACGACTACGACCACACCGAGGAGCAGCCGTGAGCCGTCTCCGTACCGCCATCGCACGAAGGATGCGGGCCGGCGGCAGCGTGATCCGCCGTAGCGGGCCCGAGCCGCGCGCCGGCCGGGAGATGCTGCACCTCTCCCACCGCCCCGGCCCCGACGACCCCGACACCCGCCGGTCCCTGATCGTGTCCCGGCCCTGGGCCGACGGCCGCGTCTGCCTCCACGCCCTCGACCTCGACGCGCCCGGTGGACCCGAGCAGGTTTCGTTCGCCGTCGCGCCGGAGGATCTGCCGCGGCTGGTCGACCATCTCCAGTTCTACGCCAGCCTCCCTACCGCCATGCCGCTGACGCTGCCAGAGGGGACCTCGAAGTGAGCACTGCCCGGGACGAGTTGTATGACGCGATCGTGGCCGGTGACGGCCGCGTGGAGACCCAGCTCAAGGCCGAGCGGCTGATCGCGGCCCGCGACGCCGACGTGCTCCGCCGGGCAGTCGATCTGGTCGCGCTGCACGTTGATCTCGGTGCTCCGCCTGAGCGGATCCTGACCGAACTCCGCCGCGTGGCCGACGCCGCCGCGGCAAAGGCCCCGGGAGCCGCCGCCGCCTGCTCGCGGGTGCTGACGATCCGCGTCACCGCGCCCACCCCCGAGGACGCGCAGCGCTGGATAGAGGCCGTCCGGGACCTGGCCGTCGCCGAGTACGGCGACAGCATGCGGATGGAGACCAGCATCCGGGCCGACGACGGAGGGGAGCGGCGGTGAGCGTCTTGCATGTCTCCCCGGTCGATGACCTGATCGCGCACGACACCAGCACCAGCGAGCCGGACTGCCCGTGCGGGCCCCGCGCCGAGCCGGCGAAGCGGGAGGACGGGTCGGTGGGCTGGCTGATCATCCACCACTCGCTCGACGGCCGCGAGCAGGAGGAGCAGCGATGAAGCTCCGGATCTTCGCGGTCGGCGGCGTCGCGCGCCAGGTGACCGTGACCCGGGACGACGGCGCGGAACTCGGCTTCCCCGTCGACCGGGACACCACGACGGGCAGCGCCGGGAATGGCTGGGCGGTTGAGGTCGAGGCCGACGTGCAGGAGTTGCTGCGGGCGTTCCTCGCCGACGACCGCACCCGGAGGCGGCGGTGAGGCGGTGCCGGATATGCGGCGGCCGGGTGTGGCCGCGGCAGCAGTGGGGCGGGTACGGGCCGATCGGGTACGGGCTGCTCACCGCCCATGAGGTGTGGCACACCGAGTGCGCCGCCGCCGAGGCGGCCGGTCGGGCGGCGGTAGATTCAAGCAACCGAGACGAGGGGGAGCGGCATGCGACCTGACCGGTTCGAGCGGCTGCTCGCCGACGCCATCAACGCGGACGGCCGGCTGACCGCCGTCACCTACGCGGAGGCGTCGCGGGATCGGTCCCGGTACGGGCTGGTGCTCACCGGCCCGGGTGGGGCGTCGGTGGACGTGCAGATCGTTGCCCGGTCCGCGGTCGGCGATCGGTACGAGCAGCCGGAGGAGCCGGTTACCGGCGCGGAGCAGCCGCGCGTGGACGTGCCGGACCCGCTGGCGGGCGGTGGCGTGCCGATGGTGGCGCTGGAGCGCTACCTGGCCGCCCTGGCGCGCAACGCGGCCCCGGCCGAGGTCGAGGGCACGTCGGTGTTTCAGGAGCGGGAGAGCGTCGGCGCGGTCCGCTACGGCGCCGCCGTCGAGTACCGGGACGGCTCCGCGATCTACCTGTACGTGCTGCGGGCCGGTCAGGCGCGGCACACCGACTACCAGCCGCCGGAGACCGTGCGGTGAGCCAGGCGCTGCTGCCCGTCGGCGACCTCCCGCGCGAGCCCGCCCGCACGGTGCGCTGCAGGCGCTGCTCGCGGCCTCTTCACGACCCGGAGGCGCGCGCCCTTCAACTGGGCCCGGAATGCCGGGACTGGGAGGCTGCGCGGCGCCGCGGCCACATCCCGCAGGACACCATCCCCGGCACCTGACCGGCGCTGCCACGGCATCCCCAAAGGGCCCCTCAAAGAGACGGCCAGGAGCGCGGCAGCGCCCCCCTCCCGCCGTGGCGGTTAGGGGGCGCTCGGGCCGCGGTCAGGCGGTGGCGCGGCAGTCCGTGACGATCGTGAGGGTGCTCGGGCGCCAGCCGCCCCAGCCGGTGGCCATCTCCCGCGCGTCGTGAAACGCGCCGAGCGTCTGGCCGATCATGTACTCGGGGTCCTCGTGGCAACGCACCCAGCAGTGCTGGCCGTTGTCGGCGGTCACGACCCGGCCGATGTCGAAGCCGCCGCGCTGCTTGATCCAGTCACGGGCCTCGGCCTCGGTCTCGAAGATCGCGGCCTCGGTGTGGTCTTCTCCCAGCTGGTCGTGGGGCCCGTCCTGGGAGACGGTGGTCTCCCCGGCGATCCAGTACATGTGCACGAGCATGATCGTTCCCCCTTTGTGGTGGTGTGGCCGTGTCAGCGGCGGTGGAGGGTCTTGAGGGTGTAGCCGATCTCCTCGACGGTGGCGCGGTCCAGGACCACGCCCTCGGGGGCGCGGCCGTTCAACTTGAAGACCAGAGCGGTCTCGCCCGGCTCCTGCTCGTACAGCTGCCGGTTGACCGGCACCGGGACCTCCAGCAGGTCGGAGAGGATCTGCGCGGTCGACTCGTGCCCGATCGCCGAGTTGACCTCGTTGCCGTAGGTGGCGAGGAGGGTGCGGGCCTGGGTGAGGCTGATGGTCTTGCAGTCGTAGGTGCCGTCGGCGGTGATGATCGCCGCCAGGCACGGGGAGCCGGCCTCGCTGCGGTAGTGCACGATGCGGCCCACGGACGGGGTCGGCGCGGCGGGGGTCTGGGTCATGGTCTCGGTCCTCTCGGTCGGTGGGTCAGCGGTCGATGGTGAGCGGGACGGTGGTGTACGGCACCGTGGTCAGGCCGGCGTCGATGGCGGCGACGATCCGGTGGTGCCCGTCCAGCAGCTCCCAGCGCAGGTCGTCGGTCTGGACGTGGACGGGGACCGTGATGCCGTCCCGGCGGACAGCGGCGAGCAGCGCCGGGTAGGTCGGCGAGCGGCGTTTCACAGCCACCACGTCCTCCACGGTGCTGCCGCAGCCGAGGTAATCGGCGTCCGGCGACCACATGGCGAGGGCGTCGGCGACGGGCATCAGGCCGATCACGGCGGGTCTCCTGTCGGGTGGTCAGCGGTCAGTCGTCGTAGGAGGGTTCGTTCTCGCCGTCGTCGCAGCACTCGAAGGTCTCGTCCGGGACCTCCTCGCCGCACGAGTTGCACCACCAGTACACGGGCTCGCGGTCGTCGTCCTCACTGGTCACGGCGGGTCTCTCCTGTCGGTGCGGGTCAGCGGCCGGACGGCCGGATGGTGATGCCGTATCGCTGGGCACGCTCGGCGCATTCGGGGCAGGTGGGCTCGGTCATCTCGGGCCGTTCGTCCAGACCCCAGAAGCCGGTGCGCGTCGGGCACAGGCGATGTGAGCGGTAGCCACTGCGGGTCTGTTGTCGATCAGGCGGGGTTGTCGGATTCGCTAGCGGTCCGCAGGATCGCACGACCGATGGATTCGCTCTCGTAGTCGCACCAGCGGCACGCCACCCGGCCGGCGATGACCCGCACGACGTTTCCGTTGTCGATCTCGTCCCAGCTCTGTTGATCGCGGGTGAGCGCGGATTTGCGGTTGCAGGCAGGACAGCGATCTCTCTCGGCGCGCAGACGCTTACTGGCCCGCTGGACCGAAGTATCACTCCGGTTCTGGCCCATGATCACTTCTCCTGTCGGTATCGGTCGGGTTGGGGGTGTCTGAGTGCCTGGCGACGCGCACGGGCGGGCCGTGCACGCCGCGCCGGCCATCAGGCGGCGGGGGCCGGGTCAGGCGGCGGACTCGGTCTCGGTGGCGCGGTGGATGAGCCACCCCGCGAAGATCGTCCACGCGGGGCCGAGCTGACCGGCCGCCTCGGCCGCGTCGCGCAGCGCGTCGGCGCGGGCGGTCACCTCAGCCGGCGTCGGCAGCCCGTTGAGCGCGGCCCGGACCGCGGGGATGCGGTCGGTGGGCACGTACACGCCGCCTTTGGTGTGCACGTACCGGTGGCCGGTGTCGTCGGCTTCGGCCGCAGTGATGGTGTCGTCCTCGTAGTCGGTGTACAGAGTCTCGATGTCGTCCATGGCAGGTGTCCTCTCGATCAGGCGGGGGCGGGTCAGTCGGTGACGGGCTTGCGGGCTGCGTCGGTCACGTAGGCAGTGCCCTTGTGCTCGCCGTCCTCGTGAACCGTGGTCTCGAAGTCGCCCAGGTCCAGCGAGAACGCCTTGCCCCAGCCGGAGCACTGCGCGCACACCGACGGCATCGCGTCCGGGTGGTTCGCGTAGATGTACTCGGCGATCGCCTCCGGTCCGTCAGCGGCCACGTCGTTGGGAACGTCCATGGTCAGCGACGCCGAGGCGGTGGTCTCGAAGTGGGCGGTGAACTTGGGCATGGCGGGTCCTCTCGATCAGGCGGGGCGAAGGTCAGCGGGGGTCGAAGCGGGCGGCGAGGGCGCGCAGGTCGCCCCACGTCAGGCCGGTCTTCACGCCCGGCCCGTACACGTTGCTGGTCGCCACGATCACCATGGCGTCGCCGGGCTGGTCGGCGTACAGGTCAAGGGTGTGCTGCAGCGCGGCGGTCGGGTCCTGCGGCGGGGCCGGCCAACCGGCGGGGAGCTGCGGGGTGTTGCGGGACATGGCGGGTTCCTCTCGGATTGGCGGTGCAGGGTGGTTGGTGGTGGCTGGTCGTGCGCGTCGGTCGCCGGGGAGCCGGCGGTCGCCGTGCGCGGTCAGTCCTGGTCGGCGGACTGCTCCCGCTTGCGAGCCTTGTAAGCGCGGCCTTTGGCCAGAGCACAGGCGCGGCAGCTGCGCCAGCCTCTGCGGTCACGCTTGGTGTTCTCCTCGTCGAACGGATGACCGTTGACGCAGTGGGTTCGGTCCTGCGGCAGAGGGAGTACCTCGCGCCCGAGCGCCGCAGCCGCTTCACGTACACGCCGTCTGTCGCCTTCACGGCGACACTCCCGACACGCCCGGCCGCCTTCCTTCCGCATGTGCAGCGCGTCACCCACGAGCGGATGCCCGTTGACACAGGCAGTCCGGGCGGCGTGCACCGCAGCGAAAGAGAGACTGGACAGGACGTTGTCCCGGGGACTGAGCAACCGCAGGTGAGCCGGGTTCACGCAGCGGCGATGCTCGCACGTCTTGCCGCCTTTGCAGGTGTTGTCCGCGATGGCCCTCGTGTGGCATTCGTGGTCAACGTGCATGTCGTCGGGGATGGGGCCGTTGAAGATCATGAAGGCCAAGCGGTGGGCTTTGACTGTGCGCTGACGGACCTTGGTGACCGGGTAACCACTCTCGTCCGTGGCCGCCGTCCAGAGCCAGCACCCAGCTGAGCTGACGCTGATCTTGGCGACGAAGCGCGCCATGACCTCTGCGGTGGCGACACGCAACGTGCCATCTCGGAGGGCGAATTCCACGGGCTGCCAGTCCTGCAGGAAGTCTTGAGGCAATGGGTTCACGGATGGTCCTTGTCGGAGCAGTTTCAGGCGGCGGTGGCGAAGATGCGGGCGGCGGCGGAGTGGTAGCAGCGCCGGCCCTTGAGCCCGGCCGGGCAGGAGCACTGGCCGGTGGCGGCGGTGCGGTGGACGGACAGGCCGTCGGTGGAGACGACCAGGAAGACCCGGTTGCTGCGCAGGGGGAGGATCCCGCCGTCCTCGATCAGTTCGCGGGCGGCGTCGATCTGCTCGGGCTTGAAGCCGGTGAGGTCGGTGGCGTGTTCGGCGTTGCGGACGATGCGGCGGCAGTGGGTGCCGTAGCCGGTCTTGCGGGAGTCGGCGGAGCGGAGGACGCGACCGCAGCGGAGGCAGTGGGTGTGGGTTGCGGTGGCGTTCATTCTGGGCTCCCCCCGTTCCTCGGGTGTATCTCCACCCGACGTATCCAAGGTAGACCTGGTGTATCTCCACCGCAAGCGTTTCGGCAAAGAATCTTGTATCTACACCCGCCCACTTCCCCCATTGCCTGGTGGAGATACGCCCCGCTACCTTGGAGCCATGCCCAACCATCCAAAGACCAAGGCCAAGGCCATCCGCATCCCCCCCGAACTCTGGGAAGCGGTAGGACAAGCGGCTGCGGCCCAAGGCGGCACCGACCGATCCGCACTGGTCCGAGACTTCTTCGTCTGGTACACCCGCCGCCCCGGAGCCAAGGCACCCAAGCGACCGGACGCCGGACCCTGGTCCGACCCAGCCAACGACCGCGTCCCCGAAGAACCGCCCACCGCCACCTGACCGCCCGCTCCGCCCCGCAGCCGGCCGCACCGTGCGGGCCGGCGCTTCGCCATGCCCGCTCACCGACCCGTCTCCGCCCCGCACGCCAGACACGCAAACCCGGTCGGCGGAAACCCGTGACACCGCGAGCAGCGCGGCACGGCCTCCCCGAGCAACTCCAGCAACGGCACCCGCAGCACACGCGACACCGCCAACACCAGGTCGATGCTCGCGGCCTGACGACGACCCACCTCGAACTCGGCCCACGTGTTCCGCGACATCGGATACCCCGCCCGCGTCAACGACCGCGCGAACATCTCCTGCGACACCCCGGACGCCTGACGCGCCGCCCGCGCCCGCAACACCACCCGCCGCGTGGTCCCCTCCTGCACGACCGCGGCGACGCGGGGGCTCACTGCCACATCCCGAACCGGTGGACGTCCAGCCCGGCCCGCTCGGCGCGGCGCGCGCAGTCCGCGGTCCCGCCGCCCGGCTGCAGGTGGAACGCCAACACCCGCACCCAACCCCCAGCGGCCGCGTGAGCAGCCGCCTGGTCGACCATCACCTGATTCCGACGCGGCCCAGCGGTCGGGCAGAACGACGAGCCGTCCACGCGCGTCCGCCGATGCCCGGGCCGGCACTCCGGCGCGCACAGCCCGGCCCAATCCGCCGGAACCCCCCGCACCGCGACGCCCTCGTGGGCGTGCCGGCGCGCCCACGTGTCGGCGAGGCGATCCGCGCCCGACGCCCCGCCATGCAGCACCAGCAGCCAGGCGCAGCCGGCCGCAACCGCCGCGGTGCGGGCTTCGGCGAGGCGGCGTTCGATCTCCGGGCGGTCCGACCAGGCGCGGGAGCCGGTCACGAGCACCAGGCCCAGCCGGGGATCCTCGCGCGTCACCGGGCCGCCCCCTCGGCCTTGCGGCGGCGGTGCTCCGACTCCCGCTTGCACACCAGGCAATCCCGCTCCACCGTCACCCGCCCGCCCCGCACACGACGGCGCCACCTGGTCGTCTCCACGCGCCACGGGTGCCCGTTGCCGCACTCGGTGCGGGACCGTGCCGCGGCCTGCTTGAGGACGCCACCGGGGAGGCGCCGGGAGGCGGTCATCGGGCCGCGCCCATCTGGATCGCGGCGAGGTGCACGGCGTCGCGCAGGGACAGGCCGGGGCTGTCCGGGTCGGCGGTGGCGCCGTCGCGGAGCTGTTCGGCGCGTGCGACGAGTTCGGCGGCGACCGCGCGCTGCTCGTCGGTCAGGGAGGCCCATCGGGGGCGCTGGCCGGGGGTGCTGTGTTCGGGGTGAGTCATTCGTGCCTCGTTTCGGTGCGCTGGTGGGGTGTCAGCGGGCTGTCGTGGGTTCGTTGGGGCGATGGGAAGGGGGAGGGGGGGAAACGGCGCATTTAGTGAACCCGCCGGTAGCTTCCGGGTGGGGGTGCGGCTGCCGGTCAGTCACGCACTGCTCGCCGGACTCTCGGGCCCCCACACGCCCGCCGCCCTCGCCTGCGCCACCAACACCGACACCGTCACCCCGCCCCAGTCCCGGCGGAGCTTGAGCACCCGGGTGCGGACCTGGTCGACGGTCAAGCCGGTGCGTGCGGCGATCGTCAACGGCCCGAACCCGTCCACCAACAGCTCCAGCACGTCCCGCAACTCCCCGGCCTGGTTCGGGATCGCCGGATCGGCCGGCCGCGGCTTCGGCAGCGCCCGGCGCGCGGCCCGCGCCAAGGCGTCGACCTGACGGCCGCTCACCGGGATCTTGTGCTGGTCGGCGGCTTGGTACAGGGCGGCGCGGATCCGAAGCTCAACCGGATCGGGGGTGGTGCTCATGGGGGTTCTCCTGGGGGCTGGCGGCTGTTGTCGTGGGGCGGCGGCTTGTTGACGGCGTGTCTCACAGGCGGCGGGTTGGGGCGGTTGCCCGAGTGGGCGGCGGGTTCACCGCCCTACGGCCTCGTCGGCGGCCCGGTACCTGGCGGGGTGCGGCGCCTTGAGGACGCGTCCGCGCGGGCTGGTGCACGGCTGGCGGGGCGGTGCCTGGCACCAGGGGCAGGGGACGGCCAACGCCGGGTTGCGGGGGGTTGGGCCGGCCCCGGTGCGCGGGTCGTTGGGTGTGGGCATGGGGGTGCTCCGGGGTTAGCGGGCGGCGCGGCGGGGGCGGTTGGCGCGGGCATGGCGGAACGCGTCGATGCCGGTGAGGTTGTCCGGCTCGGTGGTGTTCGCGGCGGCGGTGTCTCTCTCGGTGTGGTCTTCGCGCGGGAGCGCACGCACGTCCTGTGGTTGACCGCCGGCATCAGCCAGTTCTTGGAGAGTGTCTTGGTTAAACCCTGGTACGTGTGGGGGACGTTCCCCCACGGTTTGGGGGGGTGACCCTGGGGGACGTCCCCCCACGGTGGGTGGGGGGTACGTCCCCCACGGTTCCTTTTCGTAAGTGCCCTCGACCGTGGGGGACGTTCCCCCGCGGTTGGTGTTTCGGACCGTGGGGGACGTTCCCCCCTGGTTTGGGTCGGTCCAGGGGGCGGGGCGGCGCCGCTTCGACGCCTGCAGTGACCGCACCGCGGCGGCCCAATCCGGGTCGGGGGAGACGAGGATGACGTACTCGATCGGGGCGCCCTTGCGGGGAGTCTCGTAGATGGCGACGACTCCGGCGGCGATCGCGGCGTGGATGTACCGGCGGACGTCCTTGACGTCGGCGCGGACAGCGGAGGCGACCGCGGACACCCGGATCAACTTCCCGCCCCGGCCGCCGAACCGCAGCCTGCCGTCTTTCCTCGCGGCCGAGGCGAGGGCGTAGAGCACGGTGATGAACCCCGCGGGCAGAGCCCGGGGCATGGCGGGGGCCCACTGCCAGAACAGGGCGTTGCGGAACGCCTGCGGGACGCCTCCGGCGCGCTGGTCGTCCTGCTCGACATCGCTAGTGCTCACATGCCCTCGGTCTCGAACGCTGTACAGGGGTAAGGGGGGACGCCGGGCCGGCGGAGGAACCGGCCCGGCGAATGGGTGCTACTTCGGCTCGGGGTACTGCTCGGGGTTGGCGCCGCCGCTCTTGAACTGAAGGAGGCGGACGGGGCGGCCCTCGCGGTACGCATTCCAGGCCTTGATGATCAGCGCGATGGTGTAGGGCTCGCTGGTGCTGCGGGCCTTGTCCTTTGCGTTGAGTTCGGCGCTGCGGCGCAGCGCGTACACGGCGTCGTCGGTCTGCAGTCCGGCGCCGTCGATGAGCCGGGCGAAGAAGAACGCGGTGTCGCCCTGGTCGATCCGGCTGAACAGCCAGTGGCACAGGGCGGTGCAGCCCGACGGCATCGGCAGGGCGTTGCGGACACGGACACCGATCTCTGCGGAGCGCCGGATCTCCGGCTGGTCCTGGAGGAGCTGCAGGAGCTGCCGGTGGGTCGGGCGCACGTCCGGGCTGTTGCCGCGGCCGATGGAGCGCCGGGCGCCGTTCTGCCACTGGTGGACCCGCAGCAGAGCGGAGGCGAGCGCCACGTAGTTGGCTTCGCCGCGGAGCTTGAGGACGTCGGCCATGGTGCGCTTCGCCCCGGTGTCCATGGTGTCCTGGGTGGAGTCGGGCAGGCCTCGGACAACGAGCATGCGGATGGTGACGCCGGCCTTGGCGATGGCGGCGAGGCGGTGCTGCCCGTCCAGGAGAACCCCGTCGGTGGAGAACTTGATGGACTGCCCGTCTTCGACCCAGGCTCCGGCGGCCATGTCGGTGGCGTAGCTGCCCACGACGCGCTGCCGCAGGTTGCGGTTGTGGGTATTGCTGCGCAGCCACTCGGTGGCGAGCTCGGGGGTGATGTCGACGAGCTGGTAGTCGGGGCCGTCGGGCAGGGTGCCCTGTACGGTGTTGTTGGTCATGACTGCTCCTGGTTGAGGGAGTTGGCGACGTCGGTGAGGGCGTCGCAGGTCTTGTGGAGGCTCGTCGCCCACCAGCGGCGGGCCTCCTCGCTTTCGGTGCTGCTGCCGAGGTCCATGTCGCGGATCAGGGCAGTGGTGTGCTCCAGCGCGGTGATCAGCGCGGGCATCTGGTGGTGGGTGTGGGCCCGGTTGCGGGTGAACCGGTCGTCTTGGCGGAGCCGGTCGAGGCGTTCGCTGGTCTTCGCCAGGTCCAGGGCGGTCTCCGCGAACGCCTCGGGCAGCGGGCGCCGCTTCGGCTTCGCAGGTTGGGGCGGCGGGGTGACGGCGTCCTCGAAGCCGGGGCCTTCGGGCTGCACCCAGTCCGCGCCGGCGATCAGGTCGGCGTCGTCGGGGGCGGCTGTGCGGGGCCGTGTGGCGGGCTGCTGGCGGCCGAGGGTGTCGGTGATGGTGCCGGGGAGGTCGACGTGTCCGGATCCGGACACATCCCTGAGGTCGTCGGCGACCGTCGACTTCGGGACGCCGATGGTCTGCGCGATCTTCCGTACCGGCATGCCGTCGCCGCGGAGCTTCGCCACGAGGTCGCGGCGCTGGTCGCGGGTGAGGTTGCGGCGGTGCACGTTCACAGCGATCGCGTGCGCGCGCTTTTCGTCGCCGCTCAGGCCGGTGAGGATCCGGCGGGGGCATTCGATGCCGAGGTCCGCGGTGATCCATGCGCGGGGGTGGCCGTCGAGGATCGTGCCGTTCTCGTCGGTGTCGATGGGGACACGGACGCCGTTGGCGGCGATGTCGGCCTTCAACGCCTCGTACTCGTCGTCGCTGAGACGGGGCAGGAGCTGGTACGGCGTCGGTGACGTCGTGCCAGCCGCCGGAGGGGCGTCAACTGGCGGGGTTCCGCTGGGGGTCACCGGGTCCGTCCTTTCTGGTAGCGGTGGATGGTGGTGGTCTGTTCGAGCTCGGCGGCTTCCTCGGCGCAGGTCTTGTGCGCGGGGAGGCGTTCGTTGTCGCGGAGCCAGGTGGGTTGGTGGCAGTGTCGGCAGGGTGCTTCGGTGCGTCCCCAGTGCGCGGCGTTGCCCCAGTTGAGGAGGTTCATAACGGGGCGCCGATGCGGCGTAGGTCCGCGCGAACCCGGTCGAGGGCAGGTCGCTTCGGGGATTGCGCGACCGTGACCGCCCGGCCGGTGTGCCGGTTGGTGACGCGCCAGTGGCCGGTGGGGGACCGTTTCACCTCGAACCCCGCGTTCGGGAGCCGCTTGAGGAGCTGCTGGACGTCCTTCCGGTTGCCCATCACGCGACCGCTTTCGTCCAGCCGTTGGCGGTGCGCCAGCGGACGATGGTGCGGCCGGAGACGCCGAGCTGCGCGCCGATCTGCTCGGCGGAGTCGCCGCGTTCGGTCATGAGACGGGCCGCCTCCATCTGCTCCGCCCGGGTCAACTCGGCGGACTTGCCGTTGAGGACCCGCTGCAGCGCGATCTGGTCGATCAACTCCGGTTCCGGCTCCGGGTCCGGGGCGTCCAGGTCGTCGGGATGCCACTCCTCCGGTCGCCGCCACCCCTCCCGCTTGGCCCGGTTGATGTTCCGGGTGGACGGGCCGGTGCTGTCCTTGAGCGCCTGGTAGGCGCGGCCGACGGCTTCGGCGGTGGCGAACTGGACGACGTCCGGGACAGCGCTGGCGAGGTCCTTGATGACGCTCTTGTCGAGGCAGGCGAGTTCGGCGATGCGGATGCTCTGGTGCCCAGCCGCGTACAGGGCCCGGACCCTGCGGGTCGATCCGAGGGCCGGCACTCGGCGCGCGGGGGTGAGGACGTCGGTGAGCTTCACGGCGAGGATCCGCTGGGAGACGTCGCGGAGGATCCGGGTGCGGTGGCCTTCGACGATCTCGTAGATGGTGCAGCGCGAGCAGCCGGTCGCGGCGCGGAGCTCGTTCCAGCCGGCGCCGCGGTTGAACAGGTTCCGCAGGTGCGTTCGGGCGGGCCCGGGGTCGACGTAGTAGGTGAGGCCGATGGAGTTGAGGTAGATGCGGCGCTTGGCCCCGCTGTAGCGGAGGGGCTCGGTGGTGGTGGTCATGCTGCGGCTCCTTTCGCGGGTGCGGCTGCCTGGCAGCGGGGGCAGACGGGTGTGCCTTGCTCGTGGTGGGCTTGGGCGCCGCGGCGGGTGCCGCAGTGCCCGGTCCAGTCGGGTTGCGCGCCTGGGTCGTCGATCGTGTCGTCGTCCCAGGCGCCGACGGGCGCCCAGCCGGAGCGGAGGGCGTGGTTGCGGGCGCGGGAGCGGGCCTGCGCGTCGATGCCGTGGTCGGCGGGGGCGGCGCGCCAGAGTTCGTCGTAGAGGGCGCGGACGGCGCGGGCCTTGGCGACGGTGACCTGCGGGCTCTGGAGCAGGTTGCGGACCGTGGCGTCGGTCGTTCCGAGGCGGGCCGCGAGGTGGTGCTGGGGCCAGCTCGCGACCATCAGTGCTTGGAGGCGGCGGCGGGTGCCCGTGGCGTCGATGCTGCTCTGGGCGGGCAGCCGGTCCGCGCGGATCTGGGTCTGGAGGATCCGCGCGGCGATGTCGCGGTGGACCGTGGGCCGGCCGTTGGCGAGGTCGTCTATCTCGCTGCGGGAGCAGCCGGTCGCGGCGGCGATCTGAGTGCGGCTGTACCCCTCCGCGATCAACTGCCGGACGAGGTCGGCGGCGGGCCCTGCGGGAACGCGTCGGGGGCCGTTGCGTTCGCGGTCGACGCGGTACTGCTTGCAGTACCGCCGGTTGCCTTCCGGCGTGTGGCGGCTCACGTGGTCCTCCAGATGCGGATGTGGGCGCCGGGCCCGTCGAGGGCCTGCGGGTGCTCGCCGGGGTAGACCTTGCGGATGGTCAGCTCGACGACCTGCGAGTCGTCGCCGAACACGCCGGCTGCGGAGAGGGAATCGAGGACAGCGCGGGCGTGGTGGTCGATGTCTGTGCTGAAGCGGGTGATCGGCCAGGTGCGGCGGGTCTTCGGCGCGGACTTCGGCTTGGGCACGGTGAGGGTGATGTCCGCGGCGACGGGCACGCCGACGAGGAGCGCGTGCTCCCTCTTCGGGGTGCGGCAGACCGCGCACTCGCTCAGGGCGCCCCACTCGATGTACTGGTGCCGGCCGGTGGCCTTGAGGGCGGCGTCGATGATCGCTTGCCGCCAGGGCTTGAGGGTCTTCTGGTTGGTGTGGATGGCGGGGCGTCCGCGGCCGAGGAACGACACCTGGCCCTGGCCGGCGGGTGTGCCGTGGACGGTGAAGTCGAGGTCGGGGGTGCCCGCCCCGGCCTGTGCCGGGGCAGGGAGGGGGGCGGTCACGCGGCGGCCTCCAGTCCGAGGGCGGGCCGGCAGGCTTCGGCTTGCCAGCGGGCGACGTTGACGGGGACGGCGTTGCCGATCTGGAGCTTCTGGGCGGTCTCGCCGCCCGCGAAGTGATGGTTGGGGGCGAATCGCTGGGCGGCGGCGCGGGTGCGGACGCCGATGAACCTCACCTCGCAGTCGTCCACGCGGCCGGACGCGGTCGGGCGGACGAGGAGGTGGTGGTTGCCGCCGGTGATGGTGGAGATCGGCTCGTCCAGGGACTGCACGGTGCAGTGACTGCGGATGATCGCCAGGAACGGGGCGCCCTCGTACCGCTCAAGGCCGATCTCGATGCGGCGCAGGGTGGCGTCAACGAACGGCGTGAACTTCTTGCAGTCCTGGCGTCCCGCGCTGACCGGCGTTCCGGGGACGTCCCAGTCGATGAAGTCGCGGATGCCACGGACGACGGGCTCAACCCGAAGGTGGCAGCGCGGGGTAGGGCAGATGTACCAGTACTGCTTGCCGTAGGTGCCGATCTTGCGGACGCCGGGCTTGTCGAACTTCTCCGTCCACTGCTGGATACCGCGGACGGGCCCGCACTCGGGGCAGATCGCTTCGGGGCGGGGCCGCAGGTCAGGGACCGGGAGTCCCTTGCGAGTGAACGCGAACAGGATCCGGTTGCGGTGCTGCGGCGCGGGCGGGTTGCCGGGGCTGCTGATGTGGGCGGCGTCGACGGAGGTGAGGGTGATGTTCTTGCCGAGGGCGTCCCAGCCGTGCAGCCAGGTGTCGAACAGGCGCCAGCCGGTCGCGAAGCGGGGGACGTTCTCGCCGAGGACGACGTCGTAGTCGCGGACTTCGTCGGCGCGAAGCAGGCACCAGGCGGTTGCGCGGGTGAGCCCGTACAGGTCCCTTCGGGCGGGGGCGTCGAGGGTGTCCTGCCTTGGGGCGGTGGGGTTGCCGCCGGCGGGGCTGATCTCGGTGCAGATCGGGGAGCCGACGAGGACGCGGGTGCGGGGGATGCTGCGGAAGTCGAGGTTGGTGATGTCGCAGGTCCGGGTGTCGATGCCGGGGAAGTTGGCGCGGACGGTGGCGATCGCGGCTTGGTTGTGGTTGGCGGCGAACAGCGGGGTGTATCCGGCGTCGCGGGCGCCGGCGAGGTCTCCAGCGCCGCCGGCGAAGAGGTGGGTGGTGGTGGTCACTGGTCGTCTCCTTCCTGCTTGTGGTGGTCGAGGGCGAGCCAGGTGATGGTGGCGATGAGGATGGCGGCGGCGAGCGCCAAGGCCGTGTTGGGGTGGGTGAGGGCGAGGAGGACGGCCTGCCAGAACGCGCGGGCCAGAGCGAGCTTCACGCGGCACCGCCGAAGGTGAGCTGGGACAGGCGTCGGGCCGCAGCCTCGGCATAGGGCTCGTGAGCTTCGATGCCGACCGCGCGGCGGCCGATCATGCGGGCGGTGTCGAGCGTGCTGCCGCTGCCCGCGAACGGGTCAAGGACCAAGCCGCCCGGCGGGCAGGCGTATTCGATCAACGTTCGCAGGATCGCCGGGGGTTTCTCGGTGGGGTGCAGGCCGCCGCGCACCGAGTTGGCGCGCAGCACCGACCGCAGCAGCCGGGTGCCGTCGTCCTCGTAGACGTGGGCGCCGATGTCGCCGTAGTGCCGCCCGCGGTTTCCCCTGGCGCGGGTGTGCTTGTCCGGGCCGGTGTACGGGACGCGCGGGGTGTCGTGGTGGATGGACGCCCAGTCCCCGCGGTACCAGTGCGTCACGACCTCATGGACCCGCTTGAGCCGGTCCGTCGCGAAGCCCGTGCCGTTGGCCTTCTCCCAGATCACGTCCTGGGACAACTTCCAGCCGGCGGCGGCGAAGTCGTCGCGGCGGTCGAGGAACATCCGCATGGAGCCGAAGCACCACATGCTCTTCGCGGCGCCGGCGGCGAGTGCGGGCCAGCCGTCGGGCCACCGGTCCCACGCGAGGGTGGTCTCGCCGTAGGGCGGGTCGGTGACGATCGCGTCGACCTGCAGCCCGAGCGTAGGGAGGAGTTCGCGCATGTCGCCGAGGTAGAGCTGGACGTCGTCGGTCTCGTAGTAGGGGGTCATGCGGCACCGCCGGGCGGGATCGTGCCGCCGTGGGCGTGGGCGGCGGTGCGGAGGGTGACGACGTTGGAGGGTCCAGGCATGCGGGCGGCGGGGTGGAGGGGGATGGGTTGGGTGTCGCTGACGGCGCGGAGGATCGCGGCCTGGTCCATGGCCTGGGTTTCCATCACGTCGTGGGTCTTGGGGATGCTCGAACCGGCGCCGAGGTCGAGGGTGACTGCGCGGCGGTTGGCGCGGTCGGCCTCCAGTTCCCGGAGGCGTGCGGCGAGGCGGTCGTTGGCGTCGATGACGCGCTGGAGGATGTCGGCGGTCTCGTCGGCCTTCCGCACGGCGGCGGCGTGGTCCTGGCGGGCGCCGGCGAGGTGGTGCTCGAGTTCGTCGATCCGGGCGTTCTGCGCGATGTGCAGCTGGTTGGACGCGTCCAGTTGTTCGCGGAGGGCGGCGAGTTGGCGGCGGAGGTCGTCGCGTTCGCCGAGGACGCGCTGCCCGGCGGTGGTGTGCAGGCCGGGGGCGCGGCCGGGCTTACTCGGGTTGGTGTCGCGGCGGATCAGAGCAGTGATGCTCACGGTGTCTCCTGAGGGTGATGCGGGCGGCTGAGGCGGACGGGACCGGGCCGGGGGCGCGCGGGGGCCAACCCCCGGCCGGTCACTGCTGTGTCGGCGGTTAGGTCGGCTGGTAGCGGACCCACACCGTCGTGCCGTTGTCGGTCCGCTCCGTGCGGGCGTCGAAGGCCCCGGCCGGCGCGTAGTGCTTCGCGGCTTCGCGGTAGGCGGTGCGGATCCGGAACGCCGCCGAGTCAGCGCCGGACGGGCCTCGGTACTCGCCCAGAGGGATCCACCGGCCGGGCTGCTGGCGGGCGTTGAACGAGGCGACAGCGTGGTCCACTGCGGGCCGTCGGGCGAGGCGCGGCACTTACGCCACCTCCCCGCGCGCTGGGGTGGTGCAGTCGCAGCACTCCGCGCCGTGGTCGGTGAGGATGTGCGCGGTCAGGCCGTGGCGCTGGCACAGCGCGATCTCGTTGGCGTACCAGCCGTCCGGCAGGGCGTCGGGCAGCGGCATCTGGTCGACAGTGCCGCGCGCCGGCGGGAGCATCCGCACGATCAGGCGGTTAAGGAGGGCCGCGCCGACCACGCCGACGAGGACCAGGGCCCCGGCGAACGCGAGCATGCCGCCGAGGAGAGCGACGAGGCGACTCATGCGGCACCGCCGGTGGTGATCGCGTCCCACATCGCGCGCACCCAGCGGGCGTCACCGAGAGCCGTGTGCGCGGCCTCAGGGGTCGGCGCCGGCACACCCAGCGCTTCACCGAGCTCCACCGCGCGCCACGGCCGTGCGAGGGCCTGGTGGCTGGGCTGGGTGGCGTGGAGGCGACCGGCTGCCATGGCGACCACGCACACCGGCCGGTAGTGCCACGACCGCTCCAGGTTGGTGCGGCGGAGCAGGGCGGCGAGGTGCCGGTCATCGAACGCCGCGTTGTTTGCGACCAGGACCGCGCCGTCGAGGGTGTCGCGGATGTCGGCCAGGGCCTCGTCGAGGTCGAGGTTGAAACGGGTCCCTCGGGTGGGGGACAGGGCGCAGGCGTCCCAGTCATCGGCGACGCGGAACCGCTCCTCGTAGCGCCCGACTTCGAGCGCCTTGGCGTTGGCGGTGGTGAGGTCGGGGCGGATCTGCCACAGGTACTCGACGTCGGGCATGCCCGGGCGGCGGACGATCGCGGCGACCTCCCACACGTGGTGGCGGTGGCTGTTCAGGCCCGTTGTTTCCGTGTCAACGAAAACGATCTTGTTCACAGCAATCCTCCTCCCTCGGCCTGGCGGCCCTTGATGTCCTCCGAGACCGCGGCGAGCGCCGCGTCCCGCTCAGCCGCCACCGCGGCCAACTCCGCCTTGAGCGCGTCGACCTGGGCGAGCGCCGCCCGTTCCCGCGCGAGCGCCTCATCCCGCAGCCGCACCGCCGTCGCCGTGCCGGCCCGCGCCAGCTTCAGTGCTTCCGCGCACGAGACGGCGTGGCGGTGGTGGTCGGTGAGGGCGTCGCCATACACCTCCAGCGCGGCCTGCGCGTCCGCGAGATCCCGTCGGGCGCCCATCACGCCACCACCCGTCCGACGTAGCGGACGAACACCGTGGTCTGCCCGGCGATGGTGTGGACCTCCGCCTCAAAGTCCCCCGCCGCGCCCCAGGAAGCGCGGTCGCTGCTGGAGCGGGGGTTGCGGATCCGCCACGCGGTGGTCCGGGCGGTGTCGGGCTTGGCGTAGGCGCCGAAGATCGCCCACCGGCCCGGGTTCACCCGCAGCTCCCCGATGAACCTGCGCCGCAACTCCTCGCGCGGCGGTGCGCCGACGGGCTCGAAGTACCTGAGCTCGATCACCGCACACCCCCAACGATCCGGCGGAGCTGCTGCACCGCCACCGCGATCAGGCCGACCGCCATCCACGTGCCCAGCAGGCCGCAGATCACGTCCGACGCGAACGCCGCGAAGTCGTTCATGGCGCGTTCTCCTCTCATGATCAATTGGGTAGGGTCCGGGGCGGGGTCCCGCCGAATTCCCGTCGGCGGGACCCCGCACCTCCGGGGTTAGTCCTGGCCGGCGCCGTCGCGGACGCGGGCGGCGATGTCCCGCAGCACATGCGCCGGGGTCTCGGAGATCGGCAGGCCGGTGTACTGCTGCACGAGCTGTTCGAGCTGCTCGCGGGTGGCGTTCGGCGCGGCGGCCTCCAGCTCGGCGACAGCCGCCGCGTGCCCGTCGTCGGCGTCGTCCGTGACCCGCTCGACCGTCGCCGTCCCCCACGCATCCACCGCGGCGGGCTCGGGGGCGGGGTTGCCGAGGATCTCCGCCGCCGTCACCCGGCGCGGCGCCTGCGACACGTCAGAGCGGTGCGGCAGACGGTCCTCCGCAAGCTCCTCGGAGGCGTAAGGCATCGCGTACAGCACGTCAGCGGCAATCAGGCGGCACAGCTCACCGGTCGCCCGAGCGATCAGCATCGTCTGCGGCTGCTTCTTCCACTGGTCCTTGCCCAGCAGCCCCAGCTTCTCGGCGCGCTGCACCGTCCAGGTGACGGTCTGCCAGTTCTCCGAGCCCTTCCGCCGTCCGCGCATCACGCACCGCTCCGGCGTGGACTCCACCAGAACGATGTCGTGGCCGTGACCCTGCACCAGCCCACGCATCGCGTGAGCCCGCAGCGTCGGCGTGCCCTGGATGACGTCGATCGACTTCAACGTCGCCATCGGCTCCAGCCCCAGCTCCCGGCCGGCGAGGATCGCCGCGGCGATCTCCTGCGGCTTCCCCTTGAGGGACCCGGGAACGAAGCTCGTCGCGGCGAGGCGCTGCGCGATCTCGTAGGCGGCGTCGGACTGCTGCGCCCACGCCACCAGATCCGCCACCGGCGACTCCACCGGCTGCCGCTGCTCCATCGCGGCGGCGGCGGTGGCGGCGGGCATGTGCTGTTCAGGGACAGCGAGTTCAGACATGGATCCTCCTAGTGGTATTCGCGTTCGTGCTCGGTCTCCAGCCACGCGGGCGGGGCGACCATGTCGACGTCCGTGCCGTATCCCGGCCAGACGTCGCGTTCCTTGCAGCGGGCGTAGATCGTGCGGGCGCGGTGGTTGCGGTCCTCCGCCATCAGCCGCCACATCGTCGACAGCTCGATCACGTTGACCAGGTACGGCGGGGTCTTCTCGATCAGCACGAACACGAACGCCGGGTCCTCAGCCAGACCGACCGCCTCCATCCCGGAGCGGTACCACTGGTCCTGCGCGTCGTACCGGTACTCATGGACAGCCCGGTTGAACGCCTTCGGGTCCGCCGACACGCACGTCTTCAAATCGGCTGCGATCAGCCGGCCGCCGTCGGTTGCGGGCAACCAGTCCAGGCGAGCCCGGCACTGCACACCGGTGCGCTGGTCGTTCCAGTACAGGGACTGCTCCGGCTTGCCGCCCCGCTCCGGGTCGAACAGGGCCGCGGCCACGGGGTGCTGGCGGATCGCGGCGGCCATCGCGGTGACCGCGTCGTACTCGGCCTGCTTGAGGGGGACCGCGCCCCGGGCCCGGATCTCCGCGATCTCCGCCTTGACGTCGGCGGTGTCCCAGCGTTCCCGGCCGCCACCGGGGACGACGAGTTCGGGGCCGTCGCCGAGGACGAGCTTGTGCGCCGCCGTCCCGACGTCGAATGCCTTGCGGGGCGCCGGCGGGTGGTCGAGGTCCCACTTGAACTTCGCCGGGCACGACGGCGGCAACAGCTTGCGGGCTCCGGTCGAGGACAGGGACTCCCGGTCCGCGTGGTACTCGTCGGCGGTGATGTCGGGGTAGACGCCGGGCTGGCGGCCCGCGACGGGCAGGGGTTCGGCGACGGCGGTCACGCGGTCACCGCCGGCGTGGTGTAGGCGGGGCGGAGCCACAGCACTGTGGCGCAGTCCCAGGAGTAGAGGTTGGGGCGGGTGAAGCGGGTCTCCCACATGCCGGTCTGGGTGAGGTAGAAGGCGTCCCAGTTGCCGGCCAACCGGTTCCAGTCGGGGAACCGCATGCCGAACTGGTCGACCGGGTACGCGGCGGTGACGGCTTCGAGGTCGGCGAGGGAGCCGACGTAGAGGACCCGAGCGTCGGGGGCGGGCTGGATCGGCACGAACAGGGCGTTCTCGGCGACCGACGGCATCTCGTCGGCGCACCAGTCCGTCCACGCCGTGCTGGCGATGCCGCCGCCGGGGTGGCGGCGGGTGACCGGGGCGGTCCACAGGCCGCCCGCCAGGGGCTTGACGTGGTGCTCGTCCTGCGGGATCGGCCGGAAGTGCTCCGGGCTGGTGAGCGCGGGGTCGTGTTCGGGGCCGTGGGCGTAGGCCAGGGCGGGAAGTTCGCGGGCCGGGATGGTGGGGAGCATCACGCGGCCCTCCCCGGCTTGGCTCCGGCGCGGATGCGGGCGGAGAGGGTGTCGCGGGCGGCCTGGAGGAGCTGCGCCGAGAGGGCGCGGGCCGGGGTCTCGTTCAGGCGGGCCCGGATGTCGACCGGGTCGAGGCCGGCGCGGATCTGGTCGCGCAGCTGGGCGGCCCGGTTCTGCCAGTACTCCGACTCGCTGTGCCCGGCCTCGTACTCGGCCTGGTCGTTCGCCTCGTGGAGGTCGGTGAGGTCCTCCACCAGCCGCGCCGGGTCCTCGCAGTTCGCGACGAGGGCGGCGAGCACGTCCAGCAGGTCGGTGGTCGACAGCGCGTCGGGGACGGTGAGGTCGACGGCGAACCACAACGGGTCGCTCTTCGCGGTGATCGGGGTGCTCATGCCGCCACTCCCATCGTGAGGATGCCGCGATCCGCGAGACCGACAGCAACCAGGTGGGGCCAGTTCGGGTGGTCCAGGCAGCGCAGGTGCTCACACGCGATGGCGTGCGCGGCCTGAGCGGTCGTGACGCCGTCCGCGAGAAGCCCCTCCGCGTCCAGGGCCTCCGCCCGCTCCATCTCCGGGTCCGGCATCGGCCACGGCGAGCCGATCTCAGCGGTCACGATCGTGATCTCCGCCCGCTCGATCAGGCGCTGAAACTCAGTCACGCCGCCACCGCCTTGTGGGAGTAGGTGCCGACGATGACGATCCGCGCGTCCCGCCACACCGTGTGGCAGAACTGCACGTCGGCCTCCCCGCAGCGGGTGACGGTGCCGAGCGTTCCGCCGAGCGCGGCGTGACAGGCGGCCAGCGCGTCGGGCGAGCTGACGTGGAGCCGCAGGTACCGGGAGTCGCTCTCGGCGACCATCCGCAGAATCGGCAGCTCGGGGTACGCGGTGAGGAGCTCGACCTGCGCGGCCACCAGGCCGTGCAAGGCGTTCCGGGTAGGCTGATGGGGCATAGCCATCTCGCTTCTCTTGTGCTGGTGGTTGGCTGTGCGTAGGGCCGGTTTCCTGGGCTGCACCCCGGGGCCGGCCCGCCTGCGTTAGGCGGCGCGGCGGTTGTGCTGGCGGGGGATGACGATGTCCGGGCGGGCCTTGCGGACGGTGGCCGGCGCCTCGGGGGCCGGGTCGGGGGTCCGGCCGGGGAGTTCGAATCCGGCCAGATACTCGGCGATCCACTCGGGGCGGTAGGCGAGGCGGCCGTTGATGACGGCGGAGCGGCATCCGGTCTTGCGTTGCCGCCAGGTGTGGAGGGTGCGGACCTCGACGCCGAGCTGTTCGGCGGCGGCTTCCTTGTCGAGGTAGCCGGGGGGGAGCTTGCGGGCTGCCATTGCGACCTCCTGTCGCTTCTACGGAGACGTTCTGTCTCTATTACGGAGACGTTGGGGGCGCGAAGAGCACCAAGACGGCGGTGCCGAGGGCCTCCGAGAGTGCGTGTGCGGTGTCTGCGGTGGTGCTGGTGGTCGCGCCTGAGAGGAGCCGGCCGACGAGGCTGTGTGAGCAGCCTGCGGCGTCTCCGAGGGTTCGGGTGGTGTAGGGCACGCCGGTTCCGGGGTGGTTCATGATCCAGCGGAGGATGTCGCGGTCCCGGAGTGCGTATTGGACGGGTCGTGGCATGTCGCGCCTTCCACGACAGGCTGTCGCTGTCGTGCAGACAGCATGCCACTGTGTTACGTCACTTGTCTAGCTTTCTGCGACGGTCGGCGCGGCTCAAACGCGTGTGGGAGGGGTGAGACACGTCGGCCCCGCGTAGACATCCTGTCTCAGACCTGAGACGCTGTGTCTTGCTGACCAGCATTTATACGGCGCGCCACGGGGAGCGCGGGAGACAAGAAGACCAAAGCGACCAAGGGTGACCATGGGAGACGACCGGAACACCGAAGCTCTCACCAACCTCGTCCGCGAAGCCCTCGACGAACCAGGGGTCTCCCTCAGGACCCTCGCCGCACGAACCGCCGACCAGGCCGGCCGCGACCGCATCAACAAGGACTACTGGCAACGCCTGTCCAAGGGCACCATGGTCAACGCCCCCTCCGCCGAAGACCTCGAACTCATCGCCGCAGCACTCCGGCGCCCCGTGAACGTCATCAAGGCCGCTGCGGCGCGGCAGTGGCTGGCGTGGGAGCCGGTGGAGCTGTCGGGGTACAGCGACGATGTCCGGCAGATCCTGCTGCGGGTGCAGGCGATGCCGCCTGAGGATCAGGCTCGGGCTCGGGCGTTGATGGATGCCTTGGGGGACGCTGCGAAGAACCAGTGAGCGGCAAGTGGTACCCCTGTTGTCGGAGTTGACTGGTTGGGGTCGGTTTCGCTGTTGTGGTTGACAGACCATCACCCTAGGTCTTCACAATCTGTTCGCAACCAGAACAGGAATCTTCGCGTCACCGCCTGTGAACCCTCAGCACTCCGGGAGCCGCCATGCTCGCCATCCACTTCGACTTCGCCGACAACCTCCCGGTCAGCGAACCCGTCCGGGTCAGCGAAGACCGGGGACGCGTCCTCATCGAAGTCGGCGAATCCCTCTCCCGCGCGCAGATCCTCGACGCGCTCAACCACGCCATCGACAGCGTCCTCGCCGGAGGCCGCTGGTTCCAGGAATGGCACGGAGACATCATCTCCCGCCTCCCCCCGATCACCCGCGATCAGCATCTCCCCGCCCACGCCACCCAGCGCGAGGATGGGACCGCCACCGGCTGACAGTGCCTCAACGCCGGTGCAGGGGAAAGGGGGAAGCTCGTGCCGGGTTACATCGAAGATCGTTGGTGGACGAAGCCCGGGCCCGACGGCCAGCGACGCAAGAAGTCCCGCCACGGGCAGGGCCTGCGCTGGCGCGTCGTCGGAATCCCCGGCGTCAAAGACGAATCCTTCGCCAAACGCGCGGACGCCGAAACCTGGCTCGCGACCGCCCAGACCGATGTCCGCCGCGGGCAGTACATCGACCCCGACCTCGGGCAGATCACGCTGCGGGACTACGTCGAAACGGTGTGGTGGCCCGCCCGACACGACCCGGTGGGGACGGCCGGGCCGATGCGGTCGAAGATCCGCAACCACATCCTGCCCTACCTCGGGCACATCCCGATCGCGCTGATCGACGTCGAGCACCTGCGGGCATGGGTCGCCGCGCTGCGCCGGTCAGGCAGGGTCTCCGAATCCACCATTGAGATCATCTGGATCCACCTCACCACCATCCTCGGCAGCGCCGTCGGCAAGCGGATCCTCCGCAACCCCTGCCTCGGCATGGGCGCCGACCGCCCGACCCGCTCGTTCGACACGAAGGCGCGAGCGTGGACCCCGCAGGAAGTCAAGGACATCCGGGCCGGCCTGGGGGAGTGGTACAAGGTCGTCGTCGACCTCGGCGTGTCCGCCGGACTGCGGCAGGGCGAGGCGTTCGGGATCAGCCCCGACGACGTCGACGAGGACCGCATGCTGCTCCACGTCCGCCGCCAGTTGCAGTGGGACCCGGGCAAGCCCTACATGAAGCTGCCGAAGAACGACCACGAACGCGACGTGCCCTTGTCTCCGGGGCTGCTGAAGGCGATCCGGGCGCACGAGGACGCGCACGGCTCCGTCGACATCGAGCTGCCGTGGAAGGGCCCGGGGAACGACCGCCGGCCGACCATCAAAACGAGGCTGCTGATCGCGACGTGGTTCAGCAACCCGGTCAACGCCTCCCGCTTCAACAAGACCAACTGGAAGCCGGCGCTCGTCGCCGCGGGGCTGCTGGATCCGAAGGCCGACGAGGGCGACGGCTGGGAGCCGTCACGCGAGTTGATGTTCCACCGGTGCAGACACACATACGCCAGCGTGCAGTTGCATGCGGGCGAGGACGTGGTGTCCGTGTCGAAGTGGATGGGGCATGCGTCCCCAGAAATCACGTTGAAGACGTATGCCCACTTCATGCCGGATCTGGGGCTGCGCGGGCGTACCGCTGTCGACGAGTGGCTCGGCGAGTAGGACCCCGGTTCCGTGTGGATCTATACGGACGCTATACGGGGCGGGTTTCCGGACCTCGGGCGGCGGCGCGTTCGAACAGGAATGGTCTGGACCGGCCGCCGCCTCGGCAGTGCCTGAGAGGCTATCCGTACTGGTAGAAGCCCCGGCCGGACTTCCGCCCGAGCAGGCCGGCGTCGACCATGCGCTGGAGCAGCGGCGGGGCCGCGTACAGCGGCTCCTTGTACTCGTAGTAC